ATGTCACCGCGTATGTCCCTGAAAACAATGTTCGGCACCGCCGCTGCAATCGGGTCCACCACCCTGTTGCTGTTCAGCAGCGCCGTAGCGAATGCCGATCCGGCACCGCTGCCGATCGACGCGGTGCAGGCACCCGGTCTGCCGGCGATGGAGGGCCTGAGCCCGATCATCCAGCAGGCCGCGGCCGACCCCGGGGGCGCCGTGCAGCTGTTGATGGCGGCCGCGCAGGCGTTCGCCGCCAACAAATCGGAATCGGCTGAATCCCGCAACGTCGCGACGGCGGTCAACCACTTCGCGGCACAGCCCGTCGCCGCACCCGAGCATGTTCCTGCTCTGGGCGCCGGCGGCGACGCTCACCTGCCGATGGGTGTCGACCCGGCCCACGCGGCCGGGCCGGCCCCTGAGGCGCTGCCGGCTCCGGCTCCGGCTCCCGAAGCCGCACCTGCTCCGGCCCCCGCTCCGGTTGCACAGGCAGCGGCACCGGCTCCCGAGGCGGCGCCCGCGCCCGCTCCCGGGGCTGTTCCGGCGGCGGCAACGATCCCAGCCCCTGATGCTGCGCCGGCACCGGCACCTGCTCCGGCACCTGAAGCCGCCCCGGCGGGCGCCCCGGCTCCCGCCCCGGGCTTCGGGCCCGACGCGCCGACGACACAGGACTTCATGTACCCGTCGATCAGCAACGGCTGCCTCAAGGACGGCGGAAACGTTCTGGCGACGGCGATCTCAGTGGCCGGCCCGGCCACAATCCCGCTGCCCGGCCCGAAGCCCGGCCAGACCGCGTACGTGTTCACCGCGATCGGCACCCCGGGCCCCGCTGCCCAGCAGAAGCTCCCGCTGAACGCCACCTGGGTGAACCTGACCACCGGCAAGTCCGGAAGCGTGACGCTCACACCGCGCCCCGATCTCAACCCCGAGGGGCCGACCACGCTGACCGCGATCGCCGACACCGGCTCCGGCAGCATCATGACGACGGTCTTCGGCCAGGTCACCACGACCGAGAAGCAGTGCCAGTTCATGCCGACCATCGGATCCACGGTGGTGCCCTGACCACACCATATGAATGGGGAAACGAAATTCCCGGTCGCTTGCCTCATGGCTCGCGACCGGGAATTTTGTTTGGGCTGTATGTCTGGGGCCTAGTAGGCCATGAAAAGGATCAATGCCAGCCCAGGGTCCAGGGCGGTCTAACTTGATCAATTATCGTGTTGTGGCCCAACATGATTAGCGATGCAAGGTCGATAGCCGTCTATCTGCATCCAGGCGTATCGTCTTCGTTTCTGCGGGGAAAATACGGGCGCAACCGCAAGCCGCACCACCCGGCCAGTCGCCGAACGATAGGCAAACTGTCACCCGCGTTAACTCGGTGTCGTACGATCCTGCCCATGTACAGGGGGTTCACAGCCGCGTGTCTGATCGCCGGCGCGTTGGCCGCGTCTGCCATCAGCCTCGCCGCGCCAGCCTCGGCTGGGTGCGAGACGCAGCCGTTCGCGCAGTACTGCGACGGTCCGATCCGGCCAGACGGCACATGGGATCGGTGCTTCTCCAGCCAGCCGCAACTGACTTATGGCCAGTTCGGACAAGCCACGGGTGTCGTGCCATCAGTTGGGCGTTGCTACCCCGTCGACCCCAACAACTTCCCGCCGACGCCTCTCGGTCAACCGCCGTACCACATCGATTAGCGCCGGTTCCGCCACGCCAGGCTGAACGCTGCGGCGACGCTCACCGTGCTGTAGCTGATGCCGGCCCAGACCATGGCCCAGGCGGCAGCGTTCACGGTCAGGCCGCTGCGGGTGCCGCGGCGATGGCGCCGAGGTGGTCGACGGCGTACTGGATCCCGGTCCGGCCGTCAGCGTGCACCGGCCGCCATTCGTAGGTGATGTGCGGGGCGGTCGGCGGGTTCTGCGCGACGAACTGCAGGGCGATGGTGATCGACTTGCCGAGCGCCACCACGTTCAGCGGTTTGGCCAGCAGCTCCAACACCTGCTCGGCCAGGCCGCCTTTGCCGGTCAACGCGGCGAGGACCGCGGTGGCCGCGTTGATGTCGAGGCCGAGCTGGACGGCGGCCATGTAGCAGGCGGTGATGTTGTCGCCGGCCTGTTTGTCGAGCACCTTCGGTCCGGCGGGCACCTGGCCGTACATGTCGCCCTCGTTGATGATGTCGACCACTGTGTCCGGAGTATTGGTGAGACGCTTCGCAGCGATGCCGCGCCCGGCGGAGTGGAGCAGCCCGGGCCCGCTGTGGTTCTCTTCGCGCATCGGGTTGCCGACAGTGACTCCGCCGATGAAGTTGTGCCGCAGGTGATAGAGCCGGCCGCCGGGGGTGATGATCTCCAGCAGCACCCGCGACATGGCTTCGGCGCCCTGCGAGTACCCGACCATCGCGAACGTCTGGAATGGGTGCGCCAAGATCCACGCGATGGCCCACTCCACGGCGATCTGGACGGACTCCTCGTAGCTCGGTGCCTTCGGGTCCGGGGAGCCGATGAAGCCGAACGACCACGGCGCCTGGACGGGGACCTCGTAGATGGGCGCTTCGAGCGCATCGATTGCTCCGGCCACGATCCACGACGGGTACCCGGTGCCGGGCTTGGCCCAGGTGCCCGCGAACGTGAGGACCGCGTGCTTGACGAACTCGAGACCCCGGCGGCCCGCCAGCAACTCCGCGAAGCTGGTCATAGCCACACCACCGCCGCGACGTTGATCAGCATGTGCAGCACGTTGTCGGCGATGATCAGCAACCACACCGACAGCCAGTCCGGCCGGTCGGGGCCGTGCCCGGTCGCGGTGTGCGGCGGCCGGAACGCGTGGGGCGCGAGCTGATTCTTGAACCACACGACGTGCCGGGCCAGCCGGTACCGGTCGATCACGGCGTGCGTCCCGACGATCACCAGCAGCGCCAGCGGCGACTGCGTGACGAACAGGAAAGGCAGGCCGTACGTGAGTGCGTGAGCGATCGCAGGCCACCACCGCTTGGTCTTCTCCTGGGCCATCCAGTCGGACTGGATCAGGTAGTCGCCGACCATGTGGGCCAGGCCGGCGGTGGCGATGGCGGCCGCGATGCTCACCGCTACTCGCTCGCCTTGAGCGCGTCGGTGGCCGGGCTGGTGGACTGACCGGCTGCCTTGCGGCGGCCGATCAGATCCTCCATCAGCTCGATCATCACGTCTCCGTGGTCGCGGGTGATGCCGTCGGAGAACTCGTTGCGCCAGGCGATCTGCTCGGCCGTGGTGACGGTCTGCTCGTCACTGTCGGTGTGGCCGTTCTGCCATGTGTTGTCCGGCTGGACGCGCCCCCACGGCCCGCGGGCCGGGTCCTTGACGATGCTGTTGAACGGGCGCGCGAACCGCGAGTAGACGAATCGCCACGGCTGCGGCCAGCCTCCCCGCTTGCCCTCATCGGAGGGCGGGAACACGCCGCGGGACTGGGCTTCGAGTTCTTCTGCTGCGGACATGGTGATCTCTCCTGATCCGGTGGTCGGTGGTTCGGTGCCGAGTAGTTGGCGGAGCTGCCCCGGGGTGCCCCGGAACGCGTTGGCGTCCACCGACTTGCCGGCCACCTGGGCCCGGTCGGTGAACTGCAGAATGTCGGGCGTGCGGCCGCCGTAGGCGCCCCACAGCGGCGACCGATTGCCCGGGTAGAGCACCGAGGCGTAGCCGGTCCCACCCACGTATTCGGAGCGGATCAAGCCGGGCACCTGCGACAGGTCAGGTTTGCCGATCTGCTCCCAGTACCAGTCGGGGATATACGACAGCGCGACCCGCACACCGAGCTTCTCGATCTCGGCCTTGACCGCCCAGAACTGATACATCGGGCCGGATCCGGCTTCGAAGTCGAGCATGGCCGGAATGCTCTTGTCACCGAGCTGGTCGACGAACAGCCGTGCCTGCGCCGCGGGATCGCCGGTCCGGACGTAGTGGTAGCCGGCCAGGATCAGGCCGAGCCGCTTGGCGTCGTCGCGGGTCTTGGGCCAGAACGGATCCCGGTAGTTCGCGCCTTCGGACACCTTGGCCCAGACGAAGTCGAAACCCTCAGCCTTTACGCGGTCGAGGTCCATCACGCCCTGGTGGTTGGAGATGTCGATGCCGTAGGTGACCGCGTTCGGATCCGGCGCAACCTCAGTCCCATCGTCAACGATCGGCCCGGGCAAGTAGGCCCAGTCGTTCGCATAAGAGGTGTCGTAGACGGACCGCGCCCGGTCGCCGGTGACGCAACCGTTCGTGCCGTTGGATTCCATTCGGACACCGTCGACCTCGACCCACATGTGCGAGTTCGCTCCGCCGCCCGGCCCGTGGTGCAGCGCGATCTTTACCGCGGCGTCGGCCGGGAAGTCCCGCGGGTGGGCGACGGTGATGGTGCCGAACGGGCCGCGCTGGCCGACCTCGATGGGCCGCCACGATTCGGTGGTGATCCAAGCGCCAGTGGCTGGATCGATGCGGCGCCATTGCATTCCGGCCCCGTAGATCACGCCGTTCAGGGCGTGCGCGGCCAGTGCTGAGCAGTCGCAGCCCTGACGCACGACGGTCTTCGACCATTCGCCGCCGTACGCGTAGTCATTGCCGACACGTTCACGAAACCGGGCCTTGAGGTACTCGATTGCTTCCCGGGTCGGCATCAGCGGCCACCACTGAACAGGCCACCGAGGTTCGGCAGCCGGCTCACGAACTGCTGAAGCTGCGCGACCGCAGTACTGAGCCCGTCGAGCCCGGGGATCTTGGCACCAAGCTGATCAGCCAATGCCTTGATGACCTTGTCATCCCACTTCCACGGCGTCGCGCCAGCGAAACGCTCGAGCAACCAAGTGCTGGCGGACTCGACATCTTCGCGGTTCGCTGGGTCCTTCACATACTCGACAGCACGATCGAACAGCGCTTTGGCCAGCAGCGATGCGAACACCGCGAGAAGTTTGTTCACGGCGCGAAAGTAGGCCCGCCGGGTGCAACGACTAGGACAGCTCAACCCAGTCGAGTGTCGGCCCGAATCGACGCGGCCCCAACAGATCCTTGGACGCCATCACCACGACACCCAACGAGCGATAGCCGGAGCCTTTCGACGCGGTGCCGGTGCTGTCGTTCCATTCGCCGACTCGGCTGCCGTTGCGGCGCAACGTGTGCACGTTGCCGACGCCCTTGAGGTTGATGGTGTCGCCGGCACCGAACGTGCCACCACTGACCATGACGGTGTTGATGCTGAGGAGACGCCGGACGATCCGCAGCGTGGACGAATCCAACTGCACACCAACACCATGGGTGAAACCACTGTTGGAGACCCGGGCGAACACCTGCGTCCTGGGCAGGTCCCCGGTGATCGACGGGCCGGATCCTTGGGAGCCGACACGGAATTCGAGTTCGTAGTCGTCCCCTGGGGCGACAGCGGCGTTGTACCGGGCATGGGAGGTCAGCAGCGGCGACGAAACCAGCCCGTCCGGCAGGGCCAGTCGGCACTGGCCGTTGACGATCCCAGCTTTGTACGTGGCCGACGGGCCGTGGTCAGTCCAGGCGGAGCCGAGGGTGGCCGCGTCGTCGCGGTCAAAAGTGTCCCGTATCCCCGACTTTGACCAGATCAGTGTGGAACCGAGGTAGAGCTTCTGGTAGTCGATGCCGCCATGCTTGAGCGCCAGGACCGGATGGGTGCCACCGAAGTTCAGGGGCATCAGTACACCGCGTACAGCACGGTCGGGTTCGGGGTGATCGCCGCGTAGTCGGCTGCGGGGATCGGAACGAGTTCGAGGGTGATCGGGTCGCCGTCCTTGTTGCGGGCGGTGACGACACCGACACCGGCCTGGTCCGCGGTGACAGCATCGTTGTCGAGCTTGGCTGTAGTCACGGCACCATCACCAAGGTTGACGGTCTTGACTCCGCCGGTGGCGATCTTCGGCGACGTCACAGACCCGTCGGCCAACTTCGGCTCCGTGACCGCACCGTCGGCCAGTTTCGCAGTCTTGACAGCACCGTTGACCAGCGTTGACGGCGCAACCTCAGCGATCTCGGCGTTGACCTCCGGCCCCAGCCGCTCCCCCGCCGGTTTCGACGGGTCATAGCCCACGATGATCTGGTCCGCCATACCGCGCAGATTATGGGCTTAGCGTGCACCCAACGCGCGGGCCGCAGCCTTGAAATCAGTGGCCACGTCGCCCGGCTCGAACCCGGCCGGGCGGACCGTCCCCTTGCTGACCGTCTGGGTGGTGCCAGGCTCGGGCCCGTACAGCTTGTCGAACAGTTTCGTCTGTTCGTGTTGGTCGCGGTCTTCGTTGCCGGTCTGCAGCGATTCGAGCCACAGCTTCTCAGCCTCATCGAGGATGTCGTGCATGGAGGTGAGGGTGGTCATGGGGTTGGGGTGGCCGTCGCCGCGCAGCCGGGTCCGCAGAGCGCGCCAGTGATCGGCGGCCGCGTAAGCGAGGGTCATGACAGCAACGTAGGGGCGTTCGGTGCCCCACGTGGCCAGGGCGCGGGCCAACAGTCCGATGGTGTTGTCGGGCATCGTTTCGTCCATCATGGCGGCCAGGATGCGTTCGTGGTCGTCGGGTGCGATGTGGTTGCGCACGAACAGCGTCGCGTGATGCTGCTGGGCCTGCGGATCGGTAGCAGGGTTGACCGACAAAGCGAGGTGCGGGATCGCATCCGGACGTGGCCGGCGCGCCAGGACGGTCCCCACCTCTGGCACTGCGAGCGGCGTGTAGTCCCCCGCCCACGGTGCGGCCAGCTCGGCGTCACCGAGCATGTCACCGAAACTTGGTGGTGGTTCCCACATCAGATCGTGACAGCCCCGGGAACCAGGATGGCCAGCGCGATCGACCGGCCAGACCACTGCGGCACCTTGGACGGGGTGAACCCGCGGTCGAGTGTGGGGCGCGGCGGATCAGCCAGCACCGCCGACGCCATCGTGGAGCCGTCCGCGGGGGAATCCTCGATCAGGGTCATGTCGTCGGGTGCGGTCTGGTTGATCGGCGCCTGCAACGGTGTGTGCGCCACGTACGAGGCGCAGATCAGGAGTTGGCCGTCGCGGTCGATGCTGGGGCACATGTTGTTTCCGGTGTCGAGCTCCCAAAACCGTTTGGTGAGCGTCGACGCGACATGCCACTCGGTGAGGTCGGGTGAGGCGTCGCGCAACGTGATCAGGTGCACGATCTCCTCGGCCAGGGCGCCGGTGGTGAAGTGATACGACGCCGGTTCACTGGCTGATGCGATGCGCCAGTAGACCTTCATGTGGACGTCGCCGATACCCAGCAGGCCGTCGTTGCGGACATGCCACAACGTCCATCCCGTCTCGGAGGGCGTGATGTCGGAAGCCAGACCAATGTTGTTGGCCACGACCGCGACCATGACGTCACCGGCCGCTGTGCCGGCGGGCACGTCGACGTCGGTGGGGAACGTGTTGTTGATGGAGTGCTCCACACCGACAACAGTGGGGGTTGGGCGTTCGGCCGGCGCGGCGAACGCGGGCACCCCGTACAGGTCGACGCGGGTGTCACCGGAGATGAACAGGGATTCGGTGTTTTGGTCGCCGCCGTCGATGATGGTGGCTTCCCAGTAGTCGCTCTTGAAGCGGATTTGTACGCGGCCGAAGAAGGTTTCCCCCGGTGCGATGGTTTCCCAGCCGACGGAGTGCGGCATGAACGGTGCGGTGATGGAGTTTTGTCGTACTTCGTGCACCGCGAAACCGGTTCCGACTGCGAGGATTCCGCCTTTGCCGGTGTCCATGCCGCATCCGAACCGGGACACTTCGATCATGTCGAACGACGACGGCGGCGTTGGGGTGCTGAGCTTGTCGGCTCCGTGAAGCATCTGCAGGTAGCCACGGCTGCGGGCTTGCAGGGTGACTTGGGAGCCGCCCCGGGTGACCATGCCGTACACCTGTTGCGGGACCGGGGTGTTGTTCGTCCACTGCACGTCGACGGTGTGCACCAACTCGTCTTTGTTGCTGCCACCGCTGGTGTCGTAGGTGCGGGACACCGATGGTGCTGTCTTGGTGGCCAAGATCCGGTATTGGGTCCATGGCTGCGGTTCGATCGCCTCGTCGAGGATCAGGAAGTGGTCGTTGCTCACGATGCCCCAATCGGTGAGGCCAGCATGACGAGGCGTGTCCAGCGTGCGTGGGCTTCCATGCGTGACTCGAATTCGCTGGGTTGGGTCCAGGTGCCGGGTGTCTGGACACTGCACACGTAGCGGAAGTGCGCCGAGTGTTGGGGGGCGAGTTCACCGATGGGCACCATGGCCTGGGTTCCGTCGCCGTCGAGGAACAGTCGGCCGAACAGTAGGTTTTCGGCGGCGGCTTCGGGGCGGTCGATTTGGGCGCGGCCACCGAATGCGTCTTGTGTCACGGACGGGTAGTCGGCCACTGGGGATACGCCTTTGGCCCAGGACCAGGCGTCGTGGATGACGACGGTTCCGGGGTTCTGCGCCACGATGGTGCGGGGTGCCCGGTTGACCTGTATGGCAACGACTTGCGGATCTGGGGAGTTGTTGTACCAGGTGAGGTCGCCTTCGATCATCGTCACCGGGTCGGGGGATCGTTCGATCTTGCCGTCCTTGGTGGACTCGAGGAATGCTTCGGTGACGACGCGGGGGAACCAGGTGCGCCGCATGTCGAGCCCGGCGACGGTGGACAGCATGTATTCGCTGGTGCAGACCTTGATGCTCATCCGGTCACCACCGATCCCTGTTGCGGAAACGCCATCAGCGACAACCGCGCCCAATTCGCTGCCGCCTCATGCTTCGGGGAGTTCTTGTTGGCGTTATCGCTCCATGGCGGCGGCGTCCACACATAGCAGCGGTACCAGAGCGCGAACTGCTGATTCGGTTCGATGTCGTACGGCACCCACTCGTCGACGGTGTTGACGTCGGTCCACATCCACTGTTGGCCCGGGTTAGGTTCGGCGACGGAGTTGGTGCCGATGTCGATCGCGGAACCGGTTTGGCCGTTGAAGATGCTGGTGGTCAACGGCACTGACGGCTCGGCGTCGCGCGCGTAGGTCCAGCGGTCCCGGAACTGGATCGCGTTCGGATTCGACGTGAGCCAGTAGCGGGGGCCGCGGGTAACGCGGATCAGCACGGTGGCCGGTAGGGGTGAGTCGTTGCGCCAGTACAGCTTCTGATCGATCAGCAGCTTGCCGGGGAGTGTGATGTTGGGGTAGACCTTGCGGTCCCCGTCGGCGGCCATGGCACGCACATCAGCGACCAATCGGGGGACAGCCCATGGTTGCAGGCGGAGCTGGCCGGCGTCGTCGATGGTGAGGTTTTCACCGATGCAGACGTTCGGCTCAGTGAACTCTGTGATCGGCACGCCGTGGAGGTTACGGAGCCCGGGTGCTTACTTGCGTCCGGTCATGACGGTGAGGGAGGTCGCGGCCGAACCGAGGACGGCGCCGAGTGTGAACACCAGGATGACCTGGTGCCACAGCATCAGAACGCGGCGAGGGTGTCGTAGGTGGTGATGGGGCGCAGCGCCGCCCAGGTGAGCGCGGCGAGCACGACGACTGCGGCGACGGCGAGCATAGTCAGCCTTCGGGGAGGTCGATGGTGCCCGAGGTGACCGCGACGGTCGACCCGGCGGTGATCGCAGTGGTGTTGAGGACCAGATCGGCCGCGCTGGTGCCGACGGTGCCCTGCCCCTTGACGCTGCTGCCGCTGTTCTCGATGCGGAAGAACGACGCAACGCCGGTGTTGTCCGCGCTGGTATCGCTGGCGATAGGGCCGAAGGTGGCCCGGCCCTTGTCCGTGGCATCGGTGAAACCCGAGAACGGTGTTGCCGCCAACGTGAGCTCGGCGAGCAGGGTGCCGGCGTTGGCGGCGTCCGCATTGGCCGGGACGGTTCCAGAGTAGATCTTGAGTTTCCCGTTGGCGCCGATCGCTTCGGCCAGCCCGGTAGAGTTCAGCATCCCGAGGATGGTGGCGTTAGAAAGCCAGAACGCGTTAGCCATTGGTCATCGGGCTTCCAGGCTGGAGGTTTCCGCCGACCTGCTGCGGTGTGGGGAACAGGTGCAGTAGCCAGGCTTCGGCGAGCCACTGGGATTGTTCGTCACCGTTGGCTCGGAACACTTCGACTGTGCCGACGAGCGTTTCGACGGTCATCGTTTGGAGCATTACGAACTCGTCGGGGTTGGCCGCGATGTACGCCTCCGCGAGGTTGCGTGCGACTTCACGGTCGCGGCCGCCGGGGCGGTCCTTGTCCATGGCGTCGCGGATAGCTTCAAGCTCTGCGTTCACGACGCACATCATTCGGCCCTGGGGTGAAACGGCGACTCACGCGGCGTTGATGAGCACAACGGCACCGGACTTTGCGCCGGAATGGCTGCCGGAGAAGTTGATTCCAGAGCCGGTATCGAGGCCCCAGCCCCCGACGGTGCCCCAGGCGACGAACGTGATGAAGCCGTAGTTGGCGGCCTGGTTGGGGCTGAGTGTGCCGAAGTTGCTGCTGCCGCCGACGTACCCGCAGATGGCGGCCTGGCCTTCGTTCGGGGCGATGTTCTGGTTGATGTTGCCGCTGGAGGTGTCAGCGATGACCGATCCGATAGATCCGGCGTTCCTGAATGACATGGCTGTTGCGGCGCTTGCGGTCCCAGCTTGGTTGACTGAGACGGTGTTGGAGCCTTGCGGAATGCTGTTGCTGACCAGCACGAAGATGCTGATGTAGCTGGTGTAGGGGAACACGCCGCCGTCGGCGACCGGGCCGTACACCCGGGGGATGGTGACACCGCCGTAGGTGCATGTCGGCGCGGAGTTGGTGGTGTTGGTGAAGACGACGGCGAGGCAGTTGCCGTCCGTGGGGTGCGCCCACGCGCGTGAGCTGGCGCCACCGGACCCGCCGAGTGTGAAGGCATCGAACAGTACGAGGCTCTTGGATGAGCCTGCCGCGTTGGTGAGGGCAGCTTGGAGCTGGGCGGCCAGGGTGCCGTGTTGCTGTTGGCCACCGCTGCCTGAGAACAGTGCTGCGCGGAGCGCGACGGCCAACTGGCCGAGTTGCTTTTGACCGCCAGATCCGGCGAACGTGGCGGCCCGGAGCGTCGCTGCGAGCTGGCCGGACTGGGATTGGTTGCCGGTGAGCGCGGCTGTGGCGGCCCGCATTTGGGCGGCCATGGCACCGGTCTGAGTCTGGCTTCCGGTGAGGTTGATCGCGGCGGGGCGGAGGGTGGCACCGATCTGCCCGACCTGCTGCTGGCCCCCGATGAGTGCGGCGCGGGCCGGTTGGAGGGTGGCAGTGAGGGGGCCGCTGGTGATGTTCGTTCCGGCGAAGGTCGCGGGCCGGAGTATCCCTGCCAGCTCACCGCGCTGCTGGTGCGCACCGATTCCGGCGAACGTGGCTGCGCGCAACACAGCGGCGAGCTGGCCGAGTTGTTCCTGGCTTCCGAGCAGTGCGGCGCGGGCCGGTTGCAGCTCGACGGCCAGCAGTGCCTCGACGGCCTCAAACCAGCCGACGGGCGGTTCAACAGCCTCAGGGACGACGAGGTCGCCGAACCATCCCCGGGGGATCGTGCGGGCGAGCAGAGCGAGTTCGTCGGACCACGACATCGTGGCGGTCATTCCACTGGCCAGCCGTGCAGAAATCGTTCATCCTGCTAACAAAGTCCGTTAGCTGATGGCATCATCTGTTGATGGTGAAATGCCCCATCGCCGGATGTGACGGCTCCCATATGGCCGCGCGTCGCTGTCACTTCTGCGACCAACCGTTCAAGGCGAAAGGCTGCTGCAAGCCGTGCTACGCGAAGCAGCGCCGCGTCTACAGCGTTCGGACGTTGCCGAAGTTCCACACACTCATGCCTGACGACGTGCGCGAGATCCGGTACCTGTACGACACAGGCAATTACAGCCAGAGTGAGCTTGGGCAGAAATTCGGGGTTTCAGGTAAGTCGGTGTGCCAGATCGTGCATCGCAAGACGTGGGCGAACGTGGACTAGATATGACGAAGACCCCCGGATAGTTCCGAGGGCCTTACGTCGTTGCGGGTCAGTGCTGGTCGAACCAGTCCTGGATCTTCTGCAACGTCTGCTCGCGGCGCTGCTCGAAGTAGCGATCCTTCGTTTGCTTGCGGGCCACCTTGTGGGGCAGCCGGGGGCCGGTGACGGTGAGGTCATGATCCCCCTTCCGACCCGGGGGCGTCGGCGCGGGTTTGACGTCTGGGGCTTTCGCTGCAACCTTGGGTGAGGCGTCCTGGCTGGACCGGTCGTGCTTCGTGTGGGGATCGGCAGTCGCAACGGGCGCGCCTATCAGCACAAGTGTGCAGACTGCAGCAGCAGCCGCGAGGGTGGTGCGTAGCATGTGTATGCCTCCATTGGGGGTGGGCCGTGCGGCGGGCCGATGGTTCCTAGGCCGGTTAGCCCGCCGCACGGTGTCTGAGTAACACCGCCAGTCTAATCACGTTTGACCATGTGAACGCAAGGTATTGGTAGACTCAACCCTTGTGACAGCCTTCGAGCGAATAGCCGCCAACCGAGCCGAGAGGTCGGAAGCAGTCACACGACTGGACACCGAACTCGCTCGCCTCGTCGCGACAGCGATGGACCACGAAGGCCACACGTGGCAAGAAGTCGGCGCAGTCCTGGGCGTCAGCAAGCAACGGGTGTACCAGCTGCGCGCTCACGGCCGAAAAGGTTGAGCCTCACTCCCATTCAATGAGGGTGTAGCCGGACTGCCCCGGACTGCCAGACGGACTGACTCCAGACGTTGCCCTGTAGCCACCGTCGCCACCATTGCACCCCGTCAGCCCGCCTGGATCGCTGCCGCCGATACCCTGGGTTGAGCTGCCGCTCCCGGAGGTACCTGCGGTTCCCGCGTTGCCGTTGGTTGTGGCCGCCGAGAATCCGGTGGCACTGGCGGTGCCACCCGACCCGGCCGCTCCTCCGGCAGTGCCGCTCGCGCCCCCGGAACCGCCACCGGCTGTCAAAGTGATCGACCCAGACGAGAACTGAGAAGCTCCGCCATTGGCACCTGTTGCCCCTTGCGAGCCCACAACCACGCTGTAGTCGGCACCGAGTGCGGCAATAGGAATCCACACCCTGGGGATGACCGCGCCAGATCCGCCGCCACCGCCACCACGCCCTGAGCCCGTCTGCAGTGGGGCTCCGCCGCCACCGCCACCACCGCCAAGCGTGACCCAGCAACCGGACGCGCCACCCGATACGGGAGCGTTGGTGCGCGCAACATTCTCTTCAGCGTTCGGGTTGAACTCTTCCTCTTCCTGACCGATGTATACCGCCAACACGTAAGTGCCGTCGGGATATCCGGCAACCACGTCCAACGCGCCCCCGGAGTTCTGGAACGCCTCGATCGAAAACTTGTCCGTCGCAGCCAACGAATCCCTAACCCCAACCTCCTGCAAGTCCCGAATCTTGTTCCGAACACCCCACGATGGGTTATCGGACGCGTCAGCCCCATCGGTAGCCGGTACCACAGAACCGCTCGATAGCGTCCGCCTAATCGCAGACTGCCGTTTACCTGTCGTAGACGACTCCCAAACCACCTGCGACTGGATATCCCACCACCCCGTTTTCGGGAGCGTGAACCGTGTATTGGTTCCATCATCGAACGTCGCCGCCAAGCTGCCGGCCTGCTCCCAGCCTGTGAGTGCCGTAGCCGCACCGGACGGGATGTTCTGATCCGCAGGCAGCGTGAACAGAATGTGATCGTTCGGCACACTCTCTCCACCGCCGCCGGAGCTAGCGGGAATGTAGATCGACGGGATTAACCGGTTTCCATCAAGCGGCGCAACACCGTTGATCGCACCCTTCTGCGACAGCGGAATGGCGTTCGATGAGCCTCCGCCGAACCAGGAGTTCCACCAATCCTTCACGGCCTGCACCGCTGAGTCGATTGGTGTAACGACGTTTCCAGCAAGAATCTCGATGATTTGATTCGACTGCGTAGACAGGTCAGTCAGGCCATCGACTGCGGCTTTCGGGATGTTCTGCAATGCCGCCAGCACATCGGCTGCGGTGTGCCCGGTGCCGGTGCCGCCCAGGGCTTGCACGATCGCGTCCCGGACGCCCTGGCCTGCATTGTTCAGGGCAGTCGGAATATCGTTCAGGGTGGCGCCCGTACCGCCTTTGAACTTGTTGAGCAACGCTTGCCAACCAGAGGTAGCGTCGGCCAGCCAGTCGTCCCAATCGGAGATCCCGAGCTTGTTCGCGAGGTCCGTGAGCGCGTTGTTGGCGTTGGTCCACGCGGTCCCGGCCATGTTGTCGAGGTCGGCCAGGCCGTCCTGAAAGTCGAGCATCTTGTCGAACAGCGACCCGATCGGCGGAATACCCAGGCCCTCCAACGCTTTGTCGACGACCTCCTCAATCCAATCGCCCAGATTCGAGAGGTCGGGGACCAGGTCGAGAATCCAGTCCTGCGGCATCCCGTCCCGCGTCTTGGTGACCGTGGCGTCGTCGACGTTGATGGTGCCGCCGGTCGCGTCCTCGGTGACCTTGACCTCGAGCACCACGTCCGTCACTGGGAGGCCGCCGACCGGGCCCGGCACCGTGTACGTCGCGCCGAGCCACACCCAATCGTCGTCCTGATCAGGATGATCCGCTGACTCCCCCGACGTCGCGGTGAGCGCCGCGACCTGCGCGGTGGACAACAACGTCAGGGAGTCGTCGGCCGCGCGGTGGTACGCCCGGACCGACACACGCACCGGAGCGGCCGACGCCGCCAGCTCCTCGTAGAACACCCACGCACCAACCGGCAACTTCTCGCCCTGCTCGACCGCGATCAGGTTCGAAACCACCAGGTGCGCCACACCATTCGCGACGATCTCCGCCGAACCCGGCTTCGACCGGCCGAACTCCGCGTTGCGTGTGATGTTCGGATCACCCGAGTTGAACGTCGACGCCGCATCGAACCCCGGGTCGTCCAACAACTCCGCCGTCCCACCACCCAGATGCGCCCACGGCAACTGCTGGATCCGGCCCGGCGACACCGGCCCGAACAGATGCGACACCATCCACTGGCGGATCTCATCCAACGTCGGCGGAGCCTCAGGATCCACATCCGGCATACCCACCGCAGTCGCCAAATCGCCGGTGTTCATGTCCGACACCACCGACCCGCGAGCACTGAGGTCCACAACCTCCGGCGTCGGCACCTGACCGACCTCCAGCGCCCCCTCACCGGGCCTGGTGGCCACCAGCCGCCCGTTCGGCGCCGACAGCACCCACGGCCCAATCCGGGCCGTCTGAGACCGCTCCAGCGCCGTCGTACGCCGATCAATCTCACGCACCCACTCAGCAGGCGAACGCGGCGACCGCCCCAACCTGGTGTCAGTCACCGCGGCCACCCCCAAACCCGGGCTTCACATCCTCCAACAGCTCCGGCAAATCGTCAGGAGACACCGACTCCAAATCCACCCCCACAGTCGACTGACCCTGGGTGCACGACACCGTCACACCTTCAAGTTCCATCGTCGACAACAGCCCAAACGCCTCCACATTCAGCCGCGCCGACGGCACCAACTGCCCAATCGTCACCGGCGCGTCCGGATGCAACACCGCCCCCTGCGGCACACTGATCGCATCCCTGACCGCCCCCGAATACCGGACCGCCTGCACCGCAGCACGATCCGCATTCGACACACCAAACATCGAATCCCGGCGCACAATCGTCTGAAGATTCAACCCACCCATCGGCACCCGCGCCCGCGACTTGCTGTCACCGGCCAGCAGCAGCACATCGTTGTAGGTGTTGGCGCCGTCGCGGATCACCGACAGATCCGTCAGGAAATCGTTCTCACTCAGAGCAGAGACAGCGTCAGTCTTCACCGGCCCAAGCAGCGGAATACCCGCCACCACAGACCAATACAGACCCAAGTCTGTGAGCTCCTGCATGACCTCGTCGGTCATCTTCGCGTCGGCCTCGCAAGAAAACTCGAACCGGTCACCGCGAGGATCGTTACGCGAAATCGGCCGCAGATTCAGGCCATGATGCTCGATCAGCGACGACCACAACTCGCTGGCAATCTCAGCCGGATCCGCTGAATCCCAACGCTTCGTCAACGGGCACCGCGTCCTGGCACCCAATGCGGACACATCACGCGCAGACACCGACAGCCAATCCCGGCCCTGCTCCACCCGCTGAATCGGCCCCGACCAATAGAGATCCCGCTGGTTGCCGTCCCACACGTCCACCCAATGCAGCCACGGCGTCAAATCAGGGATCCGCACATACCCGTCCACCGGCGGCACCGTCAGGTCGCACGTCGACACCTCCCGCAGCAGCCACCGCCACTTCAACGAGGTATAGCCAGTGGTGAGGAACTGATACAGCTGAACACCGTGAACTGTGCGGATCGACACGATCTGCTCACCGCTGATGACCGCCATCAGGGCTCCCGATCGCACAGCACCAGGTCAACCTCAAACTCGCTCGACGCTGCGGTCTGAACGATGAACTCCCAGCACGTTTCACGGTCGATGATCGGCGGCCGCCACGGCGCACCGTTCGGCGTACCCACCACACCAACCACCCGGCGGACACGTTCGTCATAGTTCGCCCAGAACCGGCCCGTGATCCCGTCCAGCACCAGCTCGGCACCCGCGGGGAGTCCGGCGATCTGCAGCGGCCAACGGTTGTCCTCGCACCGAATATCGGAACCGCACTCACGCCAGAACGCCTGCAACGACACCGGATTCTCGCCAGTGTTGCGGATGGTCGTCGTCACCGCGGTCTCCCGGCAGCGGAACGCGTACTCCATCGTCGGAACCCGGAATGAGTATTTGTCGATCTCCCCCACCGGCAGGCAGCCCCCGCACACCGGCGGCGGCGTCGTCACCACCCCAATCTCTTCCGGGACGCACTCGGTGGAGAACATGATCGGCATGTCCTCGCACGTCTCCGGCTTCTGGCAGTCCGCGGCGTGGATCCAGTTCACCGGCTGACGCGTGATCACATCCCAATCCACCGACACCGCCACCGCCGGCAGGTAGGCGTACGGCGACAGCGCCGCCATCTCCCAAGAGATCCGGTACATCGTGGCCTGCTGGTGCTGCCGCGCTTCGGTGTTGACCTCCTGGGTGATGGTCGGCGCCTTCGTCAACACCAGGCCGTGAACCTCACGCACCAGCGAATCGGGATCCACACCCGAATACGACGGGGACGCAGCCAGATACCGCAGCGTGCTCGTCGTGCCGGTCGTGGTGCCGCGCAGCAGACACGTCAGCCACTTCAACCCGAAATCCACACCCGCATGAGTGCACGCGATCAGCACCGCCTCAAACGACACGGTGCGCGACGCGTCGCGGTGCGGTCCGGCCGCCGCACCAGATCCGGCCATCTGAACGATGTTCCGTTCGACCGGGGTAGCTTCCAGACCGTCAACTGACATGACCCACACGCCGCCGAACTCGCCCGACTCGGGCAGCTCCGTCGAATACCACGGCGCCAGCTCCGGCCGGTAAACCATGTCGCCCAGGAAGTCCTGCAGGCCCGGCCATGAATCGTCGTAGTCGACCGTGAGCGTGCAGTCCGAGCAGATCGCGGCCGGCCCCCAGCAGGTACCGTCGAGCACGAATAGGCCGGGCCCGAAGCGCCTTGCGCCGGGCGGCGGTGACCACAATCCCGGCGATACCTCGACCATGGTGTCTGGGATCTCGAACATCCCCGGATATGTCTCGGATTCGACTAGGGCGCAATCTGTTCCGCCGTCGGTGAAGATGCCGATGTCTGACGTGGGCACACTCCGGCCAAGGTGCGCGATCGTGCGCGCGCTGTTGGCGATCTCGACACCATCGACCGTGAACCATCCTCGATATGCCATCAGCTCATCAGCTCCAACAGTCCATCCCGCACATCGCGGCCAGCATCCGGACCGCCGGCCACGTGGATCTCCGCCTGAACCAGGGTTTGCCCAGCCGCGGTGGTTTGGCCGCGCTCCAGCGCCGACACCATCCGCTCAAACAGCACAGTCTGATTCGGCGACAACACCCGCTCCGGCGCAATCGTCGCCTTCGCCATCAAACCGACACCCGATGCGACACCACCAGAGTCGAACGCGATCCCACCCACCAGAGCGGCCAACGGCGCGAACAACGCCCCCAGGCCCCCGGTCAACGCGCCGATCATCGCCAACGGGATCTCCAACGCCGCCTGAATCGGCGCCACCAATAGCTGCTCCAAGATGCCGCCACCGAACAGGCCAGTCATCAGATCAGGGAACAGCCCCTGCAAGCCCTCGCTGATCGCATCGATCGCAACCTCCGACACGGCCAACGCCAGGTCTGTGCCGACCTCGGCGACGATGTCCACACCCGCCGAGCCGGCCGACGAAATCAACGACTGCACAATGCTGCCCGCACCGGGGGCTTGCGTGTTGACCGCGGCACCAGCAGCGGATGCGCCCGCGTTGATCGCCGCGTTGGCCACCGCCTTGCCGATCGGCACGATGACCTTCTCGATGATGTACTTGATCAGCGCCTGAATGACGATCTTGAGGATCCGGATGCGTTCCTGCGCCGCGATCTCCTCCGACGACTGGGACCGGTCCATCAACGCGCTGGTGTCGTTCAGCAGTCGGCCGGACGCGTCGAAGCCCTTGAAGTCGCCCCGGAACTGGCGGAACTGGTCCGTCATCTCACCGAGGGTGTCGCGGGCCTCGATCTGCACACCCAGCACCGACAGCAACACCCGCACGAGGATGTTGACGATCGCGCCGATGATGGGGATCTGGGACACACCGAAGAACTCGGCTCCGACGGTGTCGTTGACGTTGACCCCGCCGCCGGTCGCCATGCCGCGCACGCCGCCGCTACGGTGCAGCGCGGCACGGAACGCGTAGACGCCGGCGTGGCCGCCCATCGCCGCCACGTCGGCTGTAGTGAATACGTGCTCGTCCGGCATCAGCATGGTGGGCACCGAATCCCGGCCCCGCACACCGCCGAACACCGGGCCACCGGTGGCCATCCCGGTTGCGGCCTTCACACCGTTAACAGCATCACCGGCCAGGCCGCCCGCGCCGGTCTGGCTGGGGATAGCCGAGCGGACCGCGTCAGCGATCGGTGGGGCCGCTGCCTGACCCATCGACGTACCAATCGACGACGTGACCGAATCCTTGAGCCCTTCGAGGGCGGACTGCACACCAGCCTTCACGACCGGCTGCAGCGCCTCCTCGTTGAGCTTCTGGTTGGTCTGCTCGATCACGTCGACCAACTGCTTACGCATGGCGTCCAGTTGGGCGTTGAGGTTGGTGAACGTCCGGTCGAGCAGTGCGCCGGTGTCGGAGAACATGCGGCCGCTCGAGTCGAATGCCTGGTCGTTCTTCATGACGTCGGCGCCGTCGCCGCCCTGCCGGGTGAAGTCCGGCACGTCGAGGCCGAACGCCTTCGCCAACGCCATTGGGTTGCGTTCCTTCACCAACGCGTTCAGGGTGGCGTAGTTGGTGGCCTTGTTCCATGGTTCCTGACCCAGGCCGCCCACCGCACTCATCACGTCACCAGCGACACCCGATGTGGCCTGGCCGCCAGCCGTCAGACCGGCGCCGAGCACCTGGCCCACACCTGGCGGCAAGCCTTGGCCACCGGGCCAGTTCGTGACGAACACCGGAGTGCCAGCGCCACCTGTTGCGCCTGCCAGGCCCGCCATACCGGGAACAGCGCCGTTGACGGGCAGCGACATGATGTTCGGCATTCCCGCCGCGCCTTGCGCGTTGCCGCCGTAGGTTGCGCCCTGTCCAGTGCCACCACCTGATTCGAAGTTCACGCCGTTGGGCAGCGTGGCCCGCATGTGGCTGTCGGACCAACCGATCTGCAGCGCACCGGGCACTGAACCCTGGACAGCGCCGAGGCTCTTGAGGACGCTCGCGGCGTCGGAGGTGGAGAACAGCCGTTCCGGCCCGGCCTGACCCTTGGTGATCAGCTCCACCAAATCGCTGACAGCGCCGGAACAGTCGGACAGTCCCTTGGCCAGATCGGAGGAACCCCAGCTGTACTGGCCGCCGCTGAACTGCTGTGCATACGCGCTCACCGGGTCCATGCCCAGCCCGTAGGTGGGTACCCCGGTCAGGCTGGCGGTCACTGCCGTACCGCGTCCGCCCTTGCTCGGCTTGGCCAGCTTCTCCCGGAACGTCTGCAACGTCGAGATCAGGCTGCTGTTGCTGGAGTCGAGCGTGCCGGTGTAGCCGCCACCGGTGAGCACCTGGTCGACAAGCCCAGCGATCGTGTCGCCACCCAGCGCGCCCTTTTTCTTGTTGCGGGCCGTCGTGATCGCCTTCACCACCGGATCGTTCGCATCCAAGCCCAGATCGCCCGTCAGGTTTCCGGTGCGGGCGAACGCGCCCAGCACGGCAGCGTAGTTGCCGTAATCGGCCCCGCCTGCCAGGACGCTGCCACCGCCAGCAACCGCGGGCATGTAGGTGGACGGGTCGGCGCCGATCCACTTCTCCGGATCCCCGCCCAACGCCGAGATCGCCGCAGCCGCCATCTCATAGCCGGGATCTCCGCGCTTTTTCAGTGGCGTCCCGAACGGCCCCGTCTGCTGGCCACCCCGCCCCGACGTGCCCGCCAGGTTCGACACCGCATCGGCAGTCTGATTCAACGGCGCCGACGTGCCGCCCTTGCCGGCCAACAGATCACGGATCTGCCGCAGCACACCCAACTCGGTCGCATCGTCCACACCGGGCGCCCCACCGACCACACCACCATCGGCATAGCCGCGCCGCGACAGACCAGAACGGAACCGAGAGTTGATCGCATAGACCGCCGCAGCGCCACCTAAGCCACGCACAGCCTCCGGGATCAGCACACCCTCACCGGGCGACACCCACGACAGAATGCTGTCCACCCCAGGGGCATAGCCAGGGAACACGCCACCCTCAGCGCGGCCACCCTTCGGGACCGTCGTGTCCCCAGGGAATGCGGGCATCCGCGCCGGAGTCCGGAACGTCGACGGGTCGATGGGGTTGCCGTTCGGATCGGTGAACTGCACCCGTACAGCCATGTGCCCGTCGGGGAGTTGCTGCACTGCCAGCCCTAGCTTCTTGAGCCGATCGATCGCCTCGGGCGTCTCGTCTTTGATCTGCACTTCACCGGTCGGGAGTGCCTTGATCGCGCCGCCGAGAGCTTCGACTTCGGTGCCAGCGTCCCGCGCCTCAGCGGTGGCATCCTGAATCGACTTCAACACGTCGGGCGCCACCGGTGGCACACCGTTGCGCGCACGCTGTCCGGCGTCGGTGGCGGCCTGAAGATCGGCCTGGCGCTGCAGCTCCGCGCCATAGCCGGGGTCGCGGGGGGTGAGACCTCCACGATCACCTGGCCGGAACCCAGGTCCCAACGAGTTTGGAGTCGGGAGCGTGCCTTGGCGCTGCGCGGCATTCGGGTCGACGTATGCCCCGTTCGCCAACACCGGGGCCACTGCCACGGCAGTACCGATGCCGGCGCCGATGAACGCACCCGGAACCCCGCCGTATTGGGCGCCGATCGCCGCGCCGCCACCGATCAGCGCCGCCGACCGACCGGCGTCCGGTTTCTGCGCCTGGCCGCTGCTAATGTCCTTGACCGCGTCGATGACCGCCGGCAACGCCAGCACGGCGCCGAGCATTCCGAGTTTTCCGAGGACACCGCCGCCACCCTTGCTGCCCAGCTTGCCGCTGATCCCGTCGAGCAGTCCACCGACCTTGCCCAGGTTGGTGATCAAGCCCAGAATGCCTGCGGCGCCGCTGATCGTCTTCCACGCCAGGAACGCCGTCACCACACCCGTGATGCCGCCCGGCATTTCAGACAGAACACCGGTGATGCCTTGCAGCACTGGCAGCAGGACATCGGTCCACTGCTTGAACCCGTTGTATGCCCCGACCAGGATCGGGCCGAGGTTCACGAGGATGTCGCCCCACTTCTTGAGCTGTTCCCGGCCATCGCGGAAGAACTCTTTGAGCTTGGTCTGCCCCGCATCGGATGATAGGAACGCGTGCAGTTTCGTCGTCGCGTCGTTCAGCCACTTCAGGAACCCGCCGTCCCCGCCGGCGGCTTTCGTGATGTCGGTGATGATCTTTCCGACGTTCAGGAACGCCTCACCGAAGTTCTTGGCGGCGTCGATGCCCTGGTTGATCCACTTGTCGAGGTTGCCGTTCTGGGTGGACGTGGTGATCCAGTTGTCGAACCGAGTGGTGACGCCCTTCAGTCCGTCGGCCAGTCGCGGCAGGAAATCAGACGACTCCGAAGTGAGTGTGCCGAGACCGTGCACCAGCGGCTCGATCGCCTTGTTCAGATTCGTCTGCGCCTTCGACGTGTTGCCGAACAGCTTGTCGAGGAATCCCTGTGTCGAGTCCAACCCGCCGACGCGGCCAAGTTCCTTGAACGTGTTGTTCCACGCCGTCGCGATACCGCCCAGCCCCTTCTCAAGGGTGGGCATCGACTTGCCGGCCAGGTCGGTGATCGTCTTGTCGAGACCGTCAAACATGTTCTGCTGCACGACGTCGCGCTGCAGCCGCTCCCACTCGGGGCGCAACCCCACCACAGCCTTGACCGCCGACTGCGCCGCGGGGGCGAGGTTCTTCATCGCCTCGGCGGCCTTCTCGATGTCCTTCGGATCACCGGATGCCGCGGCCTCCCACGCGGCTTCGAAACCGTCCTTCACACCAGCCAACCCGAGCTTCAGGGTGCCGACCGACGACGCGATCCCACCGATCACACCAGGCAGGGCAAGCCCCGCCTGGCCGAGCTGCTGCACCGCGCCAACGAGATTGGTCACCGCGGTGGCGGCGGATGGGAACGAACCGATCCCGGCGGCGACCGCGTTCCAGCCGACCGCGCCAGCAACCGGGCCACCCATGCCGAAGAACCCACCACCACGACCACCACGACCACCGGAGCCACCACCGCCCGGAGGTGGGGTGTTCGGTTGAGGGGCGGCCGCAGCCGCGGTCTGTGCCTTCGCCAACCGCTGCCACGCGTTAGCCTGCCGATTCACCGCCGCCGTGACCAGGTTGATCTGCCGCGTCGACATCGCCGCCATCGCGGCCTTGCCCGCCGCCGTCTGCTCGCCCAACGCCCGCGTCACAGAATCGATCGCCGCGGTCTGCACCTTCGACGACGCCAACGCCTTTGCAGCGGACCTCGAATAGCCTCCGCCGATCTGATCCAGTGCCCGAGTGGTTGCCTTAGCCGCCGTGGTTGTTTTCGCCGCGGTCTTCGCCGCCTCGTCGCCGATGTCCTCCACTGCGTCGGCCGCGACCTTGGCCGCAGCCGCCTGCTTCGCACCCGACTTCTCAGCCGCCCGGCCGGTCTGGTCGAGCTTGCGCTGCAACTGGTCCAACTCGCGGTTCAGCTTCGCCAGAGTCGGCTCCAACGCCGTGCTGATCTCCCGCAAAATATCGGCAGGCAACCCTGACCCGTCGATCGACAGGCCAAGACTGATCGAGCCGACGGGCGTGGTCACCGCGTCAAACTAGCTAGGCGGGGTGCGACTACTTGCCCTTGCCAGCCTTGCCATTTGCGACCTCGGCGAGGGCCTCAGCTTCCGCCTTGGCGTGCTCCCCACCGATCTCCGCGATAGCGCCGATCAGCTCACCCCATGCCCCGGTGGTGAACTCCTCGTCGTCGGGATCGACCATGCGGTACATGACCCGCTCGTAGGTTTCCGGGGACAGGTGCTTGGCGACGAACAGGTTGACCAGCCGGTCCTGGAACTCGAGGCTGTTGTGCCGGGCCGCGCCGAGCGCCTGCAGCGCAGCGCCTTTCGGAACCCGGATGGCGAGCTCGTCGCCCTTGAACGGCAGCCAGGCGTGCTTCCACTCGGACTGATGGGTCCACTTCTCTTCGGCAGCCGGGTCGACGACCTCGGTGGAGCCGGGCACCGCGACCTCAGCAGCCGGGGCAACGACCTCCGGTTCAGGTGCAGCATTGGGGTCGGGGCTGGACTCAACGGTGATGACGTGCTCCGCCTCCGCCGCGGGCGCAGCGGGTTCAGGTGCAACAGTCGGCGCAACAACAGCGGCAACATCCGGCGTGACAGTCGTCGTGACAGTGGTGGTATCCGAGGCAGGATTGGTCATAGGCCGCATGTTGCTCAGCCAGGGTGCACTCAGTGTTCCCGCTCCGCAACCCGCATACCGGCGTTCCGCAGGAACGGCCTGGCCTTCGTGCCCGGGTGTCGCACCAACTTCGCGAACACCGTGCGACCGCCGATCTGGAAACGCAACGCCTGCGCCTTACGTGGCCGAATCACATGCGGCCGGGAGCCCTCATGGACGTACAGCGCATAATCGGCCTTCGCATGCACCGACCCCGCCACGGTGCGCGGCCCAGTGAAATGGATCTGCCCCTCACCAATCGTGCGCCCCAGGTTGCCCGTCCGGACCGGGACATCCACGCGCGCCTGGGTCGCCGTGCGGCGCTGCAGCGACGCCATACGCCGGCGTAGGAACGTGCGTGTCTGGTCATTGAGCTCGCGTTCATTGAGCTCAACGTGGGCGCTAACTCTCGCCACTGGACTTGCTGCGCGTCCGGCGCGGCTTCGACTCCGCGCTGACCGGTTCGTCGACCACGGCCACCGTGGGCTCCTCACCGCGGGTATCGCCCGGGAATTCTGAGATGCGCTCGTACGCGTCATCTTCGGCTGCCTCGGCAGACATCTGCGCCAGCACCGCGCCGCGGTCCGGTTCGCCGTAGGCAACAGCATCGGGATCATCGAGGCTGCCCGCTACGACGATCGCACCGCCGCCGGCCACCAGCTTGCGGATCGTGTCCGTCACCTCGACCGTGGCCCGCTGACCACGCCCCAGCAGGTCGGTCGGCATGTACTGGCTGCCCTCAATCGTGACGCGATGTCCCACAACGAACTCCCTTGTCAGAACGATGCGTAGGCCATGCCGGTCCACGCGATCAGCCCGCCCTCGGGGCCGAGTGGCGCGATGGTATCGGTGGCGACTGCATGGTCATCGGCCTTCAGGGCGGTGGCCGCGATGCACAGTGCGGTCTCGATACGCCACGAATCATCCAGGCTGATCTCAGCCTCACGCTCCAGCACCGACCACTTCGGCTTCGCCGACATATCCGAGCAGCGGGCCACACCGACCTCGATCGCGACGCCACGCACCACATCAGCAGCCTTGCAGTCCCTGTCACCGACATAGACGGCGGGGAACTCGCCTCGGCGGGACCGGAACCGGCGATCAACCCGCACCCACAAAAACGGATCCTTACAGCTGATGTTCAGCCCAGTGTCGGGATCCCACACCGACGTCGGCAGCCCACCATCGGACGCGAAGAACCGCACATCGGTCGACCCGCCACCCAGCGGCGGCTGCACCGTATCGGCCGGATTGAACGCTCGCTTCATCGCCGCGATGAACGCATTCACCACGTCGGAGGCCGGATCGTGCGGAATCACAACACCTCCGGCGCGGCCATGAGCCGGTTCGGGTTGACCGCGGCCAGCCAAAGGTCCACCTCGGTCAGCCCGGTCTTGCCGGCGGCCAGGATCTTCGACGAGTCGAACACGTTCGTAACGCCCCGCCGCGTCGTCGACACCAGCGTGCGGGGCAGCCGGCACTCATCTTCGTCACCACAAGCGGCGTTGAGGAACTCGCGGGCGAGCTGCCCGGTCAGCTTGTCCACACCCGCCGGGACGGGGATACCGAGCCCGTAGGTGACCGACCACGTGCCAGGCTCGCCGAGCGGGCTGCCGAGGTCCTGACGTGGCCACTGGCCGCCCTTGCGGTACAGCGCGTTTCCCTCCAGCTGATAGTCAGACTCGTCGAGCACCGCACCGTCGACCGTCACCGACATAATCGCGGCCACCGGGCCAGGCAGATGCACCACCCGCGGCCCCGACACCGAACACGATCCGACACAGCCGCACGGCCAGTTCGACCAATGTCCCAAGTCGAGAGTGAGGATAAACGGGCCATAGCCGAAGCCCTGCGCGTAGTCCGGGCATGGTCGCACCGTCGTCTCGCACACACCGAACTGGCGCCCAGACAACGCCCACAACACCTGGACCGCAATGTCCTCCGCGCTGTTGCGCTGAGCCAGGGCTGCAACGTATTCCGGGGTCGGGTTATCTGGATCATCACCTACGGCAGGCAGCTCCGGCAGACATTCACGAGCTATTGGCCAGTCGCAGGACATGCGGGCCACGGTAGCCAGCAAGGGTGCTCACAAATGACGAACCGCCCCGGGGCAACAGCACCCGAGGCGGTCCGCTTGTCTCGTGCGGTTACGGAGCAGCTTCCAGATCGGCGATACGCTTCTCCAGCTTCGCTATCGCCGCGTTGACGGTATCGGCTGGGGCTACCGCAGCCTCAGCCACGGTGCCGATCGTGTAGCCGGTCAGGGCGGCATCGGCACCGGTCAGAGTCACGTTGGCCGACAAGGCCTTTCCGTTGACCGTCCGTGTCGTAGGTACGTACGTCGAATGCGTGTGATCGCCTGCCGCCGCCGTGGTGCTGGTGGTGCCCAGCGCCAGATTGGAGCTGCCGGTGCCCGCACCGATCGCAGTCCGAGCAGCAGCGGCATCGGCTGCCTTCAACACATTCCGGCCCACCGTGGTGGCATCCGTGATGTTGGCAGCCGTCACCGAATCGGCTGCGCTGGCCGCCGCATCAGCCGCGGCAACCCCGTCCTCAATGTGGTTCAGCCGGGCCGCGGTGATGGGAGTGCCACCACCGGACCCGTCCGCCCACGTCTGCTTCGAATAGGCCATAGGTCATCCTCCTGGGTAGAGCGCCGCGCCGGGGTAGAGGTCCGACCCCGGCACGGCGGTTAAGGGGTTCCGACCGGGGTCACGGTGGCGGTACCACCGGTGAGGTCCGTGCTGTCCGCGGTAAGCGCACCCAGCGAGGAATCCAGCTTGACGGTGTAGTCGCCCGCCGAGCCGATCACCTGCACCTGCCCAACTTCGACGCTCGCCAAAGCCTCGATCGCCGACTGCACCGCGGCCGGAAGCGCAGTCGACGCGATGTTGGCAGTCGGATCGGAGCCGACGGACAGCTTGAAATTGCCCGTACCAGTGACCTCGAGTCCGTAGGTCTTGGCGTTGCAGATCGGCTGAGCCGGAGCGACATCCGCCGCCGAAGCACCGAAATAGGTGTCCGGGCTTGTGAAGATCGACTGAACAGCCAGCTCGCAAGCGCCATTCGTCGGCTTCGGCGGAGCGATCGGCGTCGCGAACAACGCCAGATGGTTCTCGTCGACCGGATCGTAGAGCGGCACCAGCAGACGGCCAGCAGCGCCGGAGCTGTCGGTGGCAGCCACGTTGTACGGGCCACGACCCCACTGCTTCGGCGCGAAGCTACGACCGGTCAGGGTGAACGTCGACGGATTGGCTTCCACCGCGAGCGCGCTGGAAACGAACTCCTTACCGCCAATGACGAAGTAGCCCCACTGGGATCCGCTCACCGAGCTGGAGAAGATCGAATCGTCGGTCGGGATGTCGCAGCCGTCGTCATCGTCGCCGCCGGCCCACAGTTCGAACATCACACCGGTCTCGGTCTCGACCGACTTGCGGTCACGGACACCGACCGGGTTGCCGTCGTAGTCGGTCACCCGCGCCCACGCCGCGACCAGAGCGAACAGGTCAGGGTCGACGCCACAGAGCTGGGCTTCGATGTTCCACCATTTGCGTTCAGCGGGGGTGTTGGCCGAGACGCAGACCTTGCCTGCGGCGTTGGTCTGTTCGAGGTCCTCGCGGGCCTTCATCTCGGGATCCAGGCTGAATCGAATGAATCCGTCGGTCACCATACGGTTCGCGGGGCCTTCGAGGGGCAGCCCGCACTTGTCGGTCTTGGTCACGCGAAGCGCCAAGCCTTTGACCACTGCAAAAGCCATGTGCTGGCTGTCCTCCTACTAAAGGCGCTGCGCGCCGGTCGGTTCGGTTCTCCCGAGGCAGTTCGGACAGTAAGAGGGCAGGGTGCATCAGCAGTCAGGCCGGTTACACCGACGCTGATCACCAGCTATGCGTTCCTTCCGCTCGGTCCGCATCTCTTCCCGGAGACCACCGATGTCACGTTCGACCTGGCGGAATCCGTCCCGCAACATGTCCCGGATGTCGTCGAGGTCCTCGCGCAGGTTGGTGTCGTGATCGTTGACCGTGTTCTCGTGAATCTCGGTGGTTTTCGCGTCGATCTTGCGCGCACGCTCCCGGCCTTTTCGCTGGCCTCGGACGGTCACGATCAATGCGGCGACTGCGGGTAGGGACATCGGGAGACCAACGATGAGCATTCCCAACAGGTCAATACCGTCGTCTGGATCGAGCACTTCGCTTGTGGAGCGGACAGATTCACCAATGAGCCCCAGTAGGCTCACAGCGTGCCGTCTTTCCGCTGCCGAGAGAGCATCACACCAGCGGTACCGGTGCCGCTGATACCCAGCACGTTGGCAGCCAGGTCCAGCCACATCGGGGCGTGTTCCGGCGCGATCGCCTTGTACCCCACTGCGACAGTGATAGCTGCGACGGTGATGCCGTAGAGCCACTGGCGCCGCTCGGGGGTCAACTCTGGCAGCTCCATGGCCTAGCTCACTTCCTGGATGGCGGCCAGGGCCGCGGTCTTGTTGGGGAGTTCACGAGTGTCGATGCCGTGCGCGGCGGCGTACGCGTCGAGCTCGGCGCGCTTCCAGCCGTCGTCGGGCTCACTGTCCGGCCACGACGCAGGGACAGTGTGTCCGGTATCGGGAAGTGCCTCCGGCAGATCAGCGTCTGCTGGAATCGGGCCACCGCTGGCGAACTTGGGAGCTTCGTCGAGCAGGCCGGCCAGGCGGGCGTTGCCCTCCGGCACGATGTACGCCAACCGCGGCCGAGTGACCTTCTCGATCAGCTCCGGCGGCGTGCCCACCTCGAGCAGCTTCCCGAGGCCGGGGCCACGCAGCGACGGATCGACGAATTCGATAGTGGCGAAACCGTCTTCGACCGCCACGTCCACACCAGTAGGCATGGTCTACCCTCCACTCGGGAAATTGGTGCTACCAGGGAAATTCGTGAGCCCAGGGAAGCCGTCGCCGTCGACCGGCGCGGTGACCGTCACGGCCCCCACCAACGCCTCATAGCCGACAACCAAGCTGCGCTCAGCGACCGCCACGAACTCGTTCACTTCCATGCTCGGCGCGTCCCGCAACGCCACCGGGCCGCGCCACCCCAACGTCGGCGACGTCGCGATCAGTGTGGATCCCAGGGTGTCGACGTAGCCGCCGCCAAACACCCACGTATGGCCCAACGGCGACACCAGCTTGCCGCCCTGATATCGGACCAGATTGGCGTAGGCCGCGAATGCCGCCCACTCCGCCGACGCATGAATGAGACCGATCGTGTTGGTCTTCGCCAACAGGCCCTCCAAATGCGCGACCGCAGCGACGATTCCAGCGGCCGTGCCCGGCGTACCGGCGTCGGCCAGCAGCCGCGTAGCCAGCATCTTCTCGACCTGGTTGGGTTCCTGCAGGCGATGCACCTGCTGAGCCCGCACACGGACCTCTTCACGCGACCGCTTGAGCAGGTCGCACTCATCCGTCGCGTAGGTGGTCATGGCGACGAACGTGTCAGGGAAGTCCGGCCGCACGCCCTCTTTCACATCAGAGGGCGCCAACTCGGACTCCGCGGCGTTCCACGGCGCGGCCCACACACCGAACTGGGTGCCACCGCCGTAGTTGAACACCCGAACATCGACACCGGACGGCAGCCATCGCAGCGGCCCGTCCTCGTCGGTCCACTGCGTCGCCGTGAACAACCCGTTGGGTGCCGGGTTGACCAGCGGTGCATCGAACACCACCGGGGACAGTGCAGCCGTCATGTGCGGTCCTCTCTACCGGGAAGGCGGGCGACCGTGAACGCCTCGGATTTGTCCACAGTCGCCCGCCAGTCCATTGCGATTCGCCGGTCAGCCGCTACGGGGTCTCGGCCGGGGTGTTGCACGCCACGGTCTGGCGAGCCCCGATAGCACCGGAGATGCAGATCGGCAGCGTCACGAGGATCGACTGATCGCACCGCTTCCCCACCTGGAACGAGTCCTCGGTGAAGATGTGGGTGTACTGGTTGAGGACCAGTTGCTGCAGCGGGTACTGGACACCGAGGGTGATGATGTTGTTCAGCGTCCGGAACCACGTGCCGGCCGGGAACAGCATCACCTGGACGGTGGCCGGGTACACCAGGGTGGCCATATTGCCGGGCTGCCCGGAGCCGCGGGTCTGCCAATCCACCACGTACTGCAGGTAGATGTCGCGGACCGCCAGCCAGTTGTCGATCTCGGCGTTGGTGACGGCCAGGGTGTCCTTGCCTTCACGCAACGCGAGGTCGGCGCGCAGCACCTCGCGGAACCACACTGGCGCAACACCTTCGATGGTGGCGTCACCCTTGAGGCCCTTGTTGTATCGCAGGTTCGCGGCCTGCAGAGCCAGCCCGTTCAGCACGGAGCTGGTCGCGCCCAACACCGAATCGGCCGGGACCACCTTCGCGGTGCCGGAACCGGCGACCATCTTGGCGATCGTCTTCTGCGAGACGCGGTGCTGGTGAGCGACCTGGATCTGCTCCAGCGCGTTCTCGATGGCCTCCGGCCACGCCTGCCGCTGCAGGATGCCCGCCTTGGCGGCCCAACCGATCGCTTCCAGCCGCCACTCGATGAACTGATCCGGGCAGGGCAGTTCGATGATCGGCTTGACCGCAGTCGGATCACCGTTGCCGTCAACGGCTTCCAGCTCGGTTTCGGTGAAGTGCCACACGTCGTCCAGCAGCGCCGACATGTCCGGGTTCACCGGGACGCGCACACCGCCGCGGGAGAAGTCGAACGGGAAGTCTGGCAGCGAGATGAGATCCGACGCCGGGGGCACGTTGCAGAACGTGTAGATCTGCTCCGAGGGTGCGCACCAGCCACCGGCGGCGACGAGCGCCTGGGCGGAAACCTTGCCCTTGCCGGGGATCTCGCGACCCATCTGCTGGATCGCCTCGTACGCCTCATGCTCGTTCGCAGGCACGGGGCCCTCCGGCTGAGGCCGCGGCAAGCGAGCTACAGCCTGGGTGGCGAAGTCCTGCCCCTCCATGCTGACCTGGCCGGTGCGCTGACGGCCAGTGTTCTGACCGGGGTTCACCGATGCGATCGACTGCGCAATCTCAGCGAAACCGACCTTGTCGTTGCCGAACTCGCCGTACTTCGGGGCCGACGGCAGCAGTTCCCAACCCTTCGGCTTCTCACCGGTGGCTGCGGGGCCGGGCAGGTCGTTGTTGCCGTTGGTGGCACCCGCGAAGCTGACGGCCTTGCCGGCGGAAGCGGCGACAGCCTGGGACTGCTCGGCAGCCTCAACGGTGGCAGCTTCGGCCTCAGCCACGACGTCGGCCGCGGCCTCGTCGGTCCCGTCACCGTCAGTGTCGGAATCGGCGGCTTCGGCCTCAGCCTCGGCGGCCGGCTCGGCGTCGACGGGCTTCTTGGCGGTCCGTGCGAGCACCGAGTTCAGCTTGTCGGTCTGCGACTGGTCAGCAGCGGCAACAGCATCGCGCGCCTCGGTGACCTTGTCGTGAGCGTCGGCGAGCTCTTCGAACCGGGCGACGTCCTCAGGGGAGAATTCCTGGCCGGCGTCGTGCCGGGCCTGGAAGACGTTGATTTCCTTGGTGATCGCGTCGGCGTATTCGTCCAGCTCGGCGACGGTGGCGGGAAGCTGATCGGGCAGCTTGTCGAACTTCACTTCGTGCTCCTCGTTTTCTGAGTGAAACTCTCGGTCTGTCGATCGCTCCCCGGCACATAGCGCATGGCAGGAACTCTCTGGCGCAGGACGGTAAGAGGGCACGGTGCAGCACCCGGGTACGCGAAAGGCCCCGGACGTGAACCCGGGGCCTTTCTGCGCGATTTCTGCGTGTGCGGCTATGCGCCGCTGGTGAGTTGCAAGATGGTGCCGCCACCATTACGGCGCTGTTCGGCGACGGCCTCGATCTTCGTCAGGAACACCTTCACCTCACCGGTGGGTGACGTGTACCGGTAGCCGGCGATCGTCGCACCGCTGCTCGTCTTACCGCCGGCACGGTTCCGGCCTCTACATGCGCAGCCCACGGGTAGGACGGTACGAACCGCGAGTGCATCAGGACGTATTGCAATCACTCGGACGTCAGGTAGAATCGAGCCTGCGGGACGTCCCCCCGTTTCACGGGGGATTGGCGTCCCGCTACTATTTTTGCAGGTCAATTGCGTTCAGTTGTCCCTGCGCCATCACCCACAGACCCTGCAGCCGATATTTTTCACGGCCAACGTTGAACTGCTCTAACGCTACGCGGATCTCATCTGTGAGTGGCGAGTCCTCAATATCAATGACGAACCGGTCTTTCACGACACCGTGCTTCGCTGCCCGCGAGGCGGCATCCACAATCCGGCCATGAATCGATTGCGGGCGTGGTACGACGGTCTTCTGCTCGACCTCAACATTCCCGTTGGACCGCCAGATGAAATCGTTGGTCGGCTTAAACCCTGCAGTCGCTATCCACTCGGGGGTTTCCCCCACATCCAAGAACCGCTCAACGAACCGCACCTCGCCCGGCTCCAGCCGTTCGCCATTGAACTCCACCGGTAGCGCGCCCTGCCGCGCCTTCCAGTAAGCCCGGTAGACGTCTCGATCTGATGAGTTCGGCTCAGGCCCCAGCTCAGCTGGTCCGCCGGTGAACCGTAGCCGGTGACCGATGCGCTTCTTACCACCGCCACCAACCGAAATCCACCTGCCGTCGGGGCCGCGCTTCTGCCTCGGGTTAAAGGCGAAGTCGGCGGTCAGGCTTTTGGGAGTGCCTCGATCAGGACGGCCATACGCTCAGTAGGAGTTGCGGGCCGGGGCGGCTCTCCGACAGCGGCGAACGCCCGCGCGAGCACCGCGTCACGGCGACGCGCCAACTCGGCCGCCTGCGCCGACTCCGCCAACGCCTCAGCCACAATCGCCTTGAAATCCGCGAGGGTCGGCACGTCGCCGCCAGGTTGCGACCGGGGCGACGGACCGAGACTGGCGACCAGCGCAACGTCCCGGCCGTCCGGCCCCGTCACCGCACTGTAGATCGGGAACCCGGGGCTGTTGACCGCATGCGCGCCGATCATGTCCAGACCCGCACCTGGGCAGTCACGCCAATCACCCGACAGTGGGGCGGTCATGCCCATCTGGAACGTCTCGGGATCCACGCCAGGCGCCGGCACGCCAGAGAACCAGATACCGTGCGCGTCCTCACCGACACGCACCAACCCGAACGCGGTGCACACATTGTCGTAGTGCGCCCGCGCCGTCGCGACCGTGACACCGGGTGCGGTCGAGGCGTGGCCACCCTGAACCGTGAGCCGGCCAACGGACAGCTGCTTGCCGTCGTCGAGCATCACCTGGCTGGTGTGGAAATTCAGGTACCCGTTGCGGTTCCGAGGAGTGACCTCGCTGCCGCCGCGAATCGTGTGCCCCCACTCAGCGAGATGCCCGTAGATTCGTCCGGTCTCGGCGTTCATCGTCGGCGCGGTGGCCCGCGTCAACTGAGGGTTCTCGAACAACGCCGGATCGTAGGTCTTGACGTGGGACTGGAAGTTCTCCGCGGCCGCCGCCACCAGCGCCCGGTCCCGCGCTTCTCGATCCGCGTTCAGGCTGATGCGCGTCTCACCGAACGCCGGGATCGCAACGATCGTCGTGGCCATCACCTTGGCCTTCGTGATCGTCCGGTAGATCGGCCGCGATGGGTCGAAATTCTCGTCGGTGACAACGGTTCCGTCGTCGTAGGTTTCGAACATCTCGAACTCGCCGCCGAGGTCCACCGACGGGTTCGCGACACCGTGCGACATGAGGTCGAACGCCTTCGTCGCGTGTTCGTTGTTCAGCAGGTACCCCGAGGCCCGGACCTCACCGTCGGCGTAGGACAGGGATTCGATGACGCCGATGGTCACTGAATCGTCGTGGCCGCCCTTGGATTTCTCGCACCACTGCAACGGCAACGGTGTGTCCCGGAACGTCAGGTCGATGTCGGTCGCGAGCATCCGCCGATCGTCGGTCGGGGTCCCGATGACCGCGAACAGCGCATCGGTGAACGTCAGATAGGTCTCAGCGTCCTCGGTGGCCATCTCATACTCCTGTTCACTCGGTGCGGCCCAGCCGCCGGACGCCACGCGCCCGATTCCGTCGTCGGTGTCGCGCGCACGAACATTCCCCGCGCCGGCGCGCCGCTCAATTTCCTCTGCCTGGGTGCGCCCGTTCCGATTGATCGCCACGCTGTCCCGGCCATTGAGCCGTTCGGTGTGCCGATCCACCTCGTCGGGCAGCTCCTCGTCGACGGCCAGGATCCCCATGCGGCACCGGCAGTTCTTCCACTCCGCCGGCGACGCCGTGGTGTCACCGGGGAACTGGAGCTGCTCACCACCGATCGTGAAAGCCGTAGCGAGCGGGACTCGTTGGCCATCCCCAGCCCAATGCGACGGGCGGGTCTTGCCGTCGAGCGTGCTGATCCACGTTTTCTGTAGCTCCTCGCCGGATTCGGCGGCCGACGCCTGCGCCGCAGCGAGCACCGCGTGGTTCATCACCCCGGCCGCCTGATAACCCTGCTGCTTGGCGACGTCGCGCATCTCCGGTGATGCAGCCTGCATCACCTCATCGGCCCTGACCCGCAACACCTCCGGTCTGTTCTCCGGCACGACCTCGATAGCGATGGACGGCTCCGCCGCTGGTGCGGGCGCAACATCCGGTGCCTGGGGAGCAGACGGTGCGGTCACCTCGCCGTCCAGTGCAGGTGGTGTCCGCTCCACCTCCATCGTCGAGTTGGCCAGCGCCGCCTCAACCTTCGCCCGCACTACGCTCGGCGTCGCCGCCACGAACTCACGCTTACTCGTCAGGAAGTCCGCCCGCGCCCGCGCCAGCACCGGTGTCGAATCGACATAGGCGACCGCCTCGAGCACCTGCTTGCGGGACAACCCGATCAGCGACGCCAGCACGATCCCCAGCACCACTGTGTCCACGTCGGGCACCACAGCATCGCCCACCGTGCCGCCGAGCTCCACCGCGGTCTCGTACACTGCCAGCGCCCACAGGATCCCCAACCCCGCCACAATCACGGTGTCGGCGTGCTGATCCCACGCGGACTGGGCCTGCGCGACCGCAGCCGGGTCCGGCGGCAGAGCCGATGCAGTCAGCGCGGGCAGTACCGCGGCCCGGGCCCCCGGGCACCAGCGGCGCAACGCCTCCGTATACAGATCGGAGATCGCCGACTCCGCTTCGATGGTGCGCGACAACGCCTCACCCTGACCAGGCCAAAACACTCAGACCACCTGCCCGTCAACGACCTGCGCAGTCAACTCCCGCCGCGCGATCCGCTTCACCGCGGCCCGCACCCGCTTCGGATCCACACCGTGCGCAGCCGCGAACTCGTCACTGAAAATCGCGTCCCACCCCTTGATCAACCCAGCGACCTGCTCATCAGTCACCGGATCCATCAGGCGATGCCATTCCCGCTTCGGCACACTGCGCAGCCGCGCGTACTGCGCCCGATCATTCGTCGTCACACGTCGATTACTCGCCAACTCCAACGCCCGACCGGCAAGCAGATCCACCACCGCCAGCTCGGTGTCGGTGCGGGTTGCGTGCTGCCCATCTCGGGCGTCGTCCTCGGTGTCAGGTTCCTCGCGGTCCTCCGCGCCCGGATCCTCGTCGACACCCTCACCCTGGCCGGGTGGCAACGCTGGTGTCGGCTCGGGGAAGTCGAGCGCCTGAATCGACTTGTCCAACAACGGCAGCAGATCCCGGATCAACGCCGGGTCCTGAGACACCCGATCCTGCGCCCATTCCTGCCAACCCTCGATGGTGTTGAAGTCGTACATATCGTCATCAGGCAGCCCGTACCTGCGTACCAGCGCGGCGGAGGTGATCGCGCCCTTCTCGTGCGCATCCTTCGCCTCGTCGGTCAGGTCCGGATCGGCGGTCAACTGGCTGGCGTCATACCAAAGGATGTATTTGTCCGGGTCGATGTTCTCGCCCTCAAGCACGTTGCGCAGCACGCTGTCGTAGATGGCTTGGCAGATCGTTTCCATCACCGGCGCGATGTGCAGCTGGACATCCTCTTCACCGATCTGACGGGCAGACCAGTGATTGGTCGAGTTACCCAGGCCGAGCAGTCGTTCCGGCGACATATCCAGCCCCATGGCCAGGCGGGCGATCGCATCGTTGCGCTTCCGGATTTCGGTGTCGGTTACTTCCTTGCCGAACTCCAGATGCTGGATCTTGCTGATGTGCTCGCCCGGGGCCGCCGCGACGATTGGCACGTTGGACGCGGCGCTGTTCTCATTTTTGGCGCCCTCCTGGGACACCTGAATGATCAGCTTCTGGAGGCTGGCCGCGACCTTGCGCGGCGCGGCCGGCGCCGGAGTTCCGGGCTGGCCGGCGGCGGTCGGGGCCTGCGAATCCGGTAGCGACGCCTCCGACGGTACGAACAGGATGCCGTTGTTGAACAGTCGCGACTCGTCAGCGTTGGCGATTTTTCGGGTCGTCCGCACAATCTCCCGCAATGGGCCCAAGCACGCCCGGACAGGCGAATCCGGCTCCGCCGCATCCTCGGCGTCCGGGTTCCACACCCGGAACATCGAGTCCCCATTGGCCGCGTCAAACTCGTGCTTCGTGCCGTCCGGCAGCTTGATCGTCACGCTGTTGCTGCGGGTGCCGAGCTCGATCTGCTTGCGGGTGACCGCGAACCACTTCTCCACCACACGCTTCCGCGCCCCGGTGCCCTCGGTGCGCATCAGGATGGCAACCCACAACTCACCCGGTACGGTCAGAACCTCGGCGATCCGTTTGACCAGTTGCGCTTGCCCCAGCGTGCCGCCGGCGATCTGGCGGACAATCTCCGCGACCCGCAAACCCTCTTTGTTGTCCGGATCGATGCTGCCCGTCGGCCGCCCACTGTCCTCGTCGATCTCCGACGCAATCAGAGATGTTCGGGAGCACGAATTCGACCGCCACCGCACGTAATAGCCGAACTCGCCGACCTCGCGGTACATCTTCCACGCTTCGTCCTGCCAGTTGTCGCGCCGACCCGTCATGCTCGACGAGGCCCGGAAGATCTGGGCAGGGTCGGATACGGGGGCAGACGCAGCAGTCAAAGCGCGCGGCGCGGCCACAGATGCCGTCAGCGCGCCGCGGCGACGTCGAACGATGCGCAGGTCAGTGGCGGTCACGAGTCAGGACGGTAACCAAGCTGGGTGTTTACCCCTGCTCAATGTCCAACTCATCAGCCGACAACGGAGCCACCAGGCCAACGACATACGAGCAGGCGAGCGCCACCGGCACCACCGCCCACCACGACCAGACCAACACGTGCACCACCAGCACGGCGCCGGCCAGCGCGACCCACCAGCCGACACACCACGGGCAACCCATGAACTCGAGCGCGATGTTCCACCGGGTCTGACGGCGCCGATGCAACTCACCGACCGTCCACTGGTCCGCCGCCTCAGCCTCTTCCGCCGCGGCCAATGCGGATCCCGCACGGCGCGCCACGAACAGGCGGGCCCAGTCCAGCACGGTGTCGTAGTTGATCAGCCGAGTCACCCGCGCGACGGCGAGCACGTAGAAGACAAGAATCAGGACGGTCAATCCGAGGTTGTGGTTCATAGCGCGAGACGGTATGACGTTGGGGTGAAGAAGGATTCGGGCCGATCAGGCAGAAATCTCTAGTTCCTGGGGAACTAATGCGCTGGTAGCGGGCGCTTTTCGGTTGGCTTGCCATTCTCGGCGGCATTCCCGGCACCGTTCCTTACCGCCGTGGCGGTACGTGTTGTACGGCAACATCAGATGCCGGCCCTTGGAACAGAACCGCACACTACCGCCCACAGCGAGCGTATCGATCAACTGGTCCAGTTGCATTCGCAGCCGATCGTTTTCGCCCTGGGCCTCCGCGAGCTCCCGTCGGGTCAGCGAGTGCTGGCAGCGTTCAGCCGACAGTTCCTCACTGATCTCGCCGGTCTGCTGCTGCGCGATCTTGCACACCTGCGTCATGTCCTCGGCGCGGATCGACATCACCAGCCGGCGTGAGCATTTGGTGCGTTCGGCGATCTCCTCAGCCGTCATGCCCGCCAAGGTCAGTCCGGCAACGAGCCACGCCCGGTCCGGGTCGGACAGCTCGGTCATCGCGCGGGAAGCCTTCGGCATCGACAGGACCGCCGCGACCATCTGCGCGTCGGGCTCCCACCGGTCCGGCGTCGTCAACTCGCGGCGACCACGGTGCTCAGCAACTCCACGACCGCCAAGATAGAACCCGAAACCGGCGCCCTATCCGGATAACCCGGCGGTTGTCACGGTTCGACAGCTAAACCGTTACGGTAGCTGTGAACTGGCGCACTTCTTGGGGTCACCAACCATCGAGCTTGCCTCTCTGGTCCAGGCAGTAGGACCCCACGGCCCCGCCCACCTGTAGCAGTGCTTCGTCGATGGTTTGATTGGGGTTGGTTTTCGACAACCGAGAGGCCACCGAGAAGGGGTAGACGCCGTTCTCGAGGTCAATGCAGATCCGCCGCGCCTGATCCAGCAGGACCTTGTCGTCCACGCCCTCCACTCCAGCATCGGACAGTCCGTCAAGGTAGGTCTGATCGATGCTGGAATGCCGTGGGGTCTGCGACCAGATCATCAGGCCGATGCCAACGACGGCGGCAACGATGCTCGCGAAGATCGTGATGCGAACCCAATCAGGGCTGTTCTTCATCGGCAGACCATAACTGAGACAGCACTCCCATATTCGGGTAATCGCCTCTTGCGTGAGGCAACTCGCCGACAGTGTTCCTACGCTCGACCCGACCGGGCCCAGCACTGCCCACGATCCGCCCCGGCTGCCAACCGGATCGACGCCGCCAACTCCGGCCCGAGCGCCGCCAGCATCGCGTCGAGCACACCGCGCCGCGCCAACTCATCGACCAACGCCGACACCCGACCCGCATACGCCGCTTTCGGATTCGCCACCGACATGCCGAGCGCCAGAGCCAACGCCGTGTCCGGCAGCGCGGCCAGACGATCATCCACCCGAGCTGGCGCCGTCATCAGTCCAGAACCTCGCCCAACATCGCGTTCACCGCGTCCAGCGCCCGGCCGACATCGCCGCGTTTCATCGCGTCGAAGAACACCCGCCGATCGCGATCCGTTTCATACTCCAGCACCACCGCCAACCGCCGCTCGACAGTGAAGTTCCACGACCGCAAGAACGGCGCGTCGGCGTGCTCGATCGCATCCAGCAGATACCAGCGAGCCTTCTCAAGATCCTGGCGGCCGTTCTTCGCGTCGGCGCGCCACACGTACTTGAACGCGTTGCCAGCATCAAACGACAAATGCCGCGTGAATGCGATGCACTCGATCCCGGACGGATGCCGGTAGTGCGGCGGATGATTCACGAAGTCGATGGTTTCCGAGGCCATACGCGGGAACGTACGCCCGCATGGTGATCAGTCAGAACGCCTGCGGCGGCAGCTCGCCACCCGTCCAGCGCGTAATCAACTCCAGTTGCTCAGCGTCACGGTAATCCAGATCGAACGGAATGAACGTCTCGATCGGCAGCCGATGCACAGGGTCGAGCGTGACTCGGCGAAGCGAACTCTCTTCCGTAGTCCACCCCGTGGCCTGCTCAAACGACCGCACCGTCTCCACGAAGTCACGCACCCGGTGAACCCGCATCCACATCTGCCGCTCCGGATGCAATACAACGTCACCCTCGACGAGATCGGTAACCGCCACCTGCCCCGTGTTCTCCACACCGCGAGCATCCCACGAGCTGGCCGCAGAATCAGCCGACCTGCTGACGCCACCACTCCATCGACGTCACATTCCCGCCGCCACCGCCAGGCGCAACCCCGCCCCCCGGCGAATCCAACGGGCTGGCCAAATCCCACTCCAACCCCGCCGAATGCACACACTCGTCGTGACCAATCACCAACGCCGCCAAGTTGTCCGGCTGGTGCTGGCCGGCCTGCCACGCGATCGCCTTCGCCTCGAAATCCGGGAAGTACCCGGCTAGGCGGCAGGTGCCCACCTCGAGCGCCTGCAGCAGCGCCGAGCTCCTGGCGATCGCATCCCCCACCCGCGGTCGGCCCTTCGGTGGCCACGACGTCACCCGAATCGGATGCAACACAGTGCCCTTGGTCGTCAGCTCCCGAACCCGGGCCCGCTCCAACGCCTCATTGACCACCCGCGTGTACGTCTCCCGAGCCGCGAAACCCTCCACCGTGATCTGGCTGGCCCCTACGTCGAGCGCCAACTGAACAGCCTCCCGCGCCCATTCGTCCGACGTCATCGGCGCGCTCTTGTCCGCGATCATCGCCACCACACCGCCCGACGTCATCGACGTGGCCACCAGACCACACGCGTCGCCCTTACCCGAATCCGACGGGTCCACCGCCACCACCGTGAACACCGGCGACGACGGCGCCACCGGCAACCGCCAAGACCCCAACCAATCCGACTTCACCAAACCACCCGCCGGCGTCGACGGCACACCCATGTACATCGCGTACCAAGCCCGCTCCCCCGACGTCCGCCGCATCGCCCCGAAATGTTCCGGCGTATAACCCAACGCCGACACCATCGCCACACCCGGCGGCCGACGCAACGCATCCGCAATCCCCGACTCGCTGACCGCCGGAATGTTCGTGTGCCGCCACCGCTCCGGCTCCTGCGCCAACAACGCCCCCGCCAAATCCTCCTCATGCCACCTGGTCATCAACACCAAGCACGAACCACCCGGATGGATACGCGTCGCCAACGTCGACCGGTACTCGTTCAGAATCCGCTTCCGATGCGCAGCCGAATCCGCCTCCGAAGCGTCCTTCAGCACATCGTCGATGATCATCAAATCCGCGCCATGCCCAGTGATACCCGAGCTGATGCCCGCGGCCAGCACGCCGCCCTGATGCCCCTGCACATTCCACCGACCGACTGCGGTCTTATCCGGCGCGATGCTGTACCCGAGAAACTCGCCGTGCTCACGGATGATCGCCCGCACCTTCCGAGAATGCGTCTGCGCCAGATCATCCCCATGCGAGACGACGACGATCCGCATATCCGGGCCCTTCATCGGAAACGCAGGATCAGGCATCAGCGCCCACACCGGCGTCCAGATCGCGAACAACTCCGACTTACCCGTCCGCGGTGGCGTGTTCACGACGTCCCGCTGGTCCGGCTCGGTCACCCACCGCACAGCGACGTCGGACAGCAGGCGAATCGTCGGCGTCACACGGAACTTCGGATCCAGCAGCCGCGCCAGCTCCGCCGGCGACGACGGGCGACGTGTGGCGCGCATGGCCTTGACGTGGCGAATGGCCGCGAGGGTCCGCACCGGGTCTGACATGCGGCGAGAGTGTCAGTTGATGGTGCGAACAATAGTGTCTTGCACTTATCGAATAAGTGCCCTACACTTTAGGTTATGGCGATCGACATCCAACCCACCGGCTGGCAGCACAGCATCACCGCCACCGAAATCTTCGCCATCATCGCCTACCCCCTCTTCCGCTACGCCATCACCACCCCCGGCTTCGAGCACCTCGCCACCTTCATGTTCGTCGGCCGCATCAACAACGAAACCCCCATCGAGGTCGCCGCCAACGACGTCGACGGCCAGACCTGGGCCGTCTTCCACGCCATGCTCCTCACCACCCGCGTCGCCAACGAAGTGCTTGAGGTCAGCCAAGGCGCAAAGGACCTCCGCAACGACGTTGCCGCCAAGCAACGTCCCTTCATCGGACCGCAATACACCTGAAAGGAATCCGCCATGGCCAAGAATGAACCCGTCGACTACGCCGCCCTCAGCCGCGCCGTCGAATCCGGCGACTACGTCGTCAGTGGCCCCCTCGAAGACGGGGCAACCCTCCGCATGGGCCGCCCCGCCAAGGGCGCCCAGTCGGCTGGCAAAACCCCCAACCTCACCGTCCGCGTGGACCCGAGCATTCGCGGCATCCTGCAGGCCATCGCCGACGACAAGGGCGTCAAAGAATCCGAGATCGTCCGCCAGGCCGTCCTCGAATTCATCGAATGCCACCCCGTCGGGGAACTCGCACCGGCGGTCTACACCGTCGAGGACAACGCCGGCCACGTCCTCAGCATCCACCGCACCGAGCAGGGCGCCGAAACGGCACTGTCAGTAATCGCCGGGGCTATCGGAATCAACAAGCAGCTGATCGAACGCTGACTCACAACTCAACAACCCGGGCGGGCCCGACCAGCACATCGCACTCAGCGGTTTGCGTCGGGCCCGTCACTGTTCCGCCGCACCAGCACGTCCAGGTCGTGTGCCCACCACGATGGGAACCGCACGCCCGATGCCCCACGATCATCCGACCCGGCACGAACCGGTGTCCGGCCGGGCAATGCGTCGGCGCCAACCGCTTCCAGCCACCCGACGTCGAGCGCACAAGATCCCCAACCTTGGCCACACCACCAACGGTAAAACCGGGAACCGACCAACCGCCGGCCAGCGTCCAACCATCATGCGAACCATCCGGATGATCGACGCCGAACTCCGCGCCCTGGCCACCTACCGCGCCGCGTGCGCCGCCGACGGCAACCCCGTCCGAACCACTACCGCAGTGGACCGACTACTCGATGACAGACACCTCGCGTGCCAGCCCGATTCAGTGCCGCCCAATGGCGCGAGCAATCGCCTCTAGCGCCTTCACCCACCGCCGCTGCATCCCCGGATCATCCCTATTCCCCGGATAGCTCCCCGACTGGTCCCGCAGTGTGCCCATCGTGAGTTCATACGCATCGGTGTACTTGCGACCATGAGCGTCGACGTAGGAAATCGTGACGGTGAAGTCATCAGGGACAGGCTCGTCATCGTTGGCGCCCTGGTAGTAGTTGTCCATCGCCATCCCGGGTGGAAACGTCGGGATCACACGGCTGTACCGCCGTTGAAGGTACGGAGTGAGCACGCCCACTCGTTCCTCACCGCCACCGTCAGCAGGGTCAGGAAGCGGCGGATCAAAATCGACTTTCACATTGCGGGCCACCGACTGACCAACATTGCGAATCAGCAGCTCGGAGTTCTGCGTCAAGACCGCATGCTTAAGTTCAGCGATGAGGACCGGGCGAGTCCTGTCAGCGCTGTCCTGCTTGAGTGACACCAACGTGAAAATCGCGACGACCGCGGCGGAAACCGTGGCAATGGAACCGAACGCGGTCCATGTAGTCGCAGGCACCGCCCAGTCCTTCACCGCGAGAACCCCAACGATGCACAACAGCACGACGAGCCCAACAACAGCAGCGACGACGAGCTTGACGACCTGCCCCAATCGAACGGGTTGCATCACGACTCCCGAGGGTCGGTCTCAGCGTCCCGCCCGGCACCTTCGCCACCCTCGTCGTCATCGAATTTCTTCGGCTTCCGAACGATTCGCCCCGTTTCGGTACTGATCGTCTCGGTCGCGTCGCGGATCTGGCACTCCGCCAACTGCTCCGGCGTCATGCAGTCCGGGCAGATGACCTGGTAGACGAATCCGAACATGTTCTGCATGCCCCACGTGCGTTTCTCGTCCCTGTCCTCAGGACTGGGCCGACCGCACTTGATGCATTTGCTCATTCGCTCGGTGTACGCGTTGATGAACCATTCCTTCAGCTTGTCCAGGTTCGGGTTTTCACTCATCGCCACCATCCTTGTTCGCCGCCGCGCGGTTGCGCACGTTGTACACCGTCGCACGAGCAACTCCGAGCTCTTTCGCCAAATCCGTGGCGGACTCGCCGGCGTCCAGGCGGCGAACCACCTCGGCCACCTGGTCCTCGGTGAGTGCCGGTTTGCGGCCCTTGTACACACCTTTCGCTTTGGCGATCGCGATTCCTTCCCGTTGCCGCTCCCGGATCATCGAGCGTTCGAACTCGGCCACCGCGCCGAGCATGGACAGCAGCAGCGTCGACATCGGCGAATCCTCGCCCGTGAACGTCAGGTTCTCCTTGACGAACTCGACCCGCACGCCGCGGGCGGTCAGCTCCCGCACGGTGCGCCGCAGATCCTCCAGCGACCGGGCCAGCCGATCCATCGAGTGGACCACGAGGGTGTCGCCCTCGCGGACGTAGCCGAGCGCCTCGGTGAGGGCCGGGCGGGCGGTGTCCTTGCCGCTGGCCTTGTCCTCGTACCGCTTATCGACCTCGATGCCGTCGAGCTGGCGTTCGGTGTTCTGGTCGACCGTGGAGACGCGGACGTAGCCGACTCGCTGCCCGGTCATCGTCCGGCCGCCAGCCATTCGACGAGCTGGTGTACGAGGTTCGCGGCGGCCTCACGGTCGAGAGTCACGGTGGCCTTGCCGTCGGCGTCGGAGGCGGTGAAGATCGCCACGTCGGGCCATGCACTATCGACGAACGTGCTGACGTCCAGGTGCAGTTGGTCGTGGTTGTCGGACTCGATGTCGCGATAGGTCTGTGAGCGTCGGATGCTGGTCGGCCGGCGGTCATCGGTGTCGGGGTTGGTGGTCATCAGCGGCTCCATATCGTCTAAATAGGTTCTAGACCAGACTAGTCCAGTGTCAAACAATTCGCCAACCACCTTTGTTGGACACTGATTGCGCTGGTCACGCCCAACGTTTCGACAATCCGCAACAGTTCACCACGGGTACACCCCAGTTAGACAGCCCTGGCTACGCCCGCTCCGCCTTTCGGCGGTGGCGGCGTCGGCGGCAACGGGCGCGGCCGAGTGTTGACGCCCGGCCGGTACCCGCCTCCACGTGGCGGCATCCAGCCCATCAGGACGCCCCGTCCTCGTCGTCGTCGAACGCGGCCAGCGCCCGCTCGATCCACGACGGCACCGCTTCCACCACCTCGACGCCCTGAGCGGCCCGGGACACTGCCAGCCACTCCGCCAGCTCATCGACCGGGATGCCATCGAGCCCCAACACCTGGCGGGCCACCGACACGTGCAGATCCCACAGCGGGTCACCCTCGCCGGCCACCCTGCCGAACAGCTCGCGGCACTCGGCCTGGACTGCGACGTCGAGCTGCGCGGTGTCCACCCGGCCGGTAGCGATGTCCTCCGCCACCGACATGGCTGCATCCACGCCGGCCTTCTTGGCGGCCTTCACCTGGTCGGCGGTGGTCATCGTTCAAGCTCCTCGGGTAGCGGCACAACCTCGGCGTCGATCGCGGCCTGCAGCTTGGCGCGGGTGTCGGTGATCATCTCCACCACGGTCTGAGTCACCTGGACGTCAACGACCTGTGGGACAGCGACGTACAGCCCTTCGAGCTTGGCGCGTTTGTCCAGACCGTCGAGGAGCACCTTGCCGAGCTCGGCGACGTCGCGGTGCTTGCCGGCGTCGTGGGCTTCGTCGAGGCTGTCGCGGACGGTGCTGATGACTTCGACCATGACCTGACCGACGGCGCGGCGCATGGTGTCGATGTCGTCGGGCGGGTTCTTCTCGAGGAATGTCCGGACGGCCTTGAACGCGGAGTGTCGAGATTTGAACCCGACCTCGTCGGCGATCTCCTGCCATGTGCGCCCGCGGACCCGCAGGCGCCAGGCGTGTTCGGCGCGGGCTCTGGTTGTGGCTCTGTCGCCGCTGGGTGCCATGTTGCGCATTTTCTGTTGGTGGGGTGCGGGTGGTGTGGACTGCGGTCCGGTCTCGTCTTGTTCATTTTGGGGGCTGCTGGGTGAGTTACAGGGGTGTTTTTTGCCGCCTGGTGTCCACGGAGAGCTACGAATGGGGTGGTTCTGGTGTGGCGGTGGCGGGCCAGCCCATTTTGGCCCGGATTTGGGCGATTCCTCGGCGGGCGGTTTCGGTGTGGTCTTGGTGGTCGCAGACTTGGGTTCCGCGGTAGCCGTCTGGGTCGCACATCTCGCATGCCTGGATGGCGGCGGCGCGGTTGGTGCGGGCGTCGCGGGCTTGTTGGGCTTCCCAGAGTTCGGCGGGGCTGGGGCCGGCGGCGGCGCGTTCATCTGCGTACGGATCGGATGGGTCACGCATGGCCTGAACCCCAGTCGTGGTGAGTGCATCGGGTGGCGGGTTCGACGGGTTCGTGTGTGTCGGGGTCGAGCAGCCATCCGACGGGATCGCAGTCGGGGCAGTCGCGGATCGCGGCGTTGCGTGCCTTCTGCGCTTCGGTGGCTGCGACGGCTTGGGCGGCATGCCATTCGTCGTAGCGCTTGCGTGCTCGACCGCAGGGACCGCAGGGGCGGTCGGTTCCGTCTGGGTGGCCGGGGCAGAACGGGGAGGGCTCGTTGAGGTCCGGTTTGGGCTGGGTCGGTTCGGTTCGTGCGGACCCGCGCGCACGCGTCCCCCCAACGCAACCATCTACGGAAGGTGAGAGCTGATCTACAACTGAGCTACAGCTGGGGGGTTCCGGAAGGGTTCGGGAAGGGTTACCCGTTTCGGAAGGGTTCGGGAAGGGTTCTGAAAGGGTTTCGGAAGGGTTCCAACCGGCGTCGATCTCGTTGGCCACGGCGGTCGCTTCGGCTTTGTTCAATCGGTGGAGCTCGACGGCGAGAACGGACCTCAATTTCGGCGACACAACGGCTCTCGCGGCCTTCAATGCAGCCTTGAGAATGTTCGGTGAGCGGGCCGCGATGCGCCTGATGTAGGACCGCACGAGCAGCTCGTCGGTGTCGGTGTCGTAGTAGACGAATCGGGCCGCTTCGAGCGCCTTGAGGTCGCCCCAGATGTCGTCGGCGGTGAGTTCGTCGCAGCCCTTGGCGAGCAGGTCAACGTGGAGTGTGAGGATTCCGGCGCAGTCGACGTCGCGCTGGGATAGCAGTTGCAGGAAGGTGCATTGGGCGAATCGTGGGAGGGCGCGGAAGTCTTTGTCTCGCCGCCAGATCGCTTCGTCGATCATTGCGAACGCGTTAGCCATGGATTTATGCACCGACCGTTTCGTAGCGGACGAAGTTATGGATGGGGTCAAGCGTTTGGATCAGGTGCCGCTCGTGGGCTGCGGCAGCTTCGCGGCTTTCGCAGTGGGTGATGACGACGCGGGAGATGTCGCTGTACCAGGGCTTGCGGGGCTTCTGGTTACGGTGCCCAGCAAGGCGGTTGATGAGCTCTTGCGTCATGCCGATGTACAGCGGGCGGTCACCGTCTGCTGGGTACAGGGTGTAGACGATGTTGCCGTCGACCTCGCCGGCCTGGTTAGTCCACTCGAACTTCACTGTCCGACCTCCTGGCTGCTGGTGAACATGGCATCGATCTCAGCCAAGTCGTATCGGACGGTGCGGCCGATCTTGTGACCGGTGATGAGTCCTTGTGCCCGCCAACGGCGGAGTGTGCTGGCGGAGACGCGAGCGTGTTCAGTGGCCTCCTGTTCGGTGGCCCAACGTGGTTGCGTCACAACTTCTCCTGAGTCCTCGTGACTGCTGTTGACTGCTGCTGCACGGTAGGGCTGCCGGGTGCAGGCTCGTCCCATGTTGGGCAGTCGGGGTGGTGCCCTTGGGTTTTCGGATGCCAGCCGCAGTCTGGGCAGCGGCCCATGCCGATGAGTTGGGCGCGGGTGAACAGCAGCCGGATCTTCGGATCTGTCATCGCGGTTGACCGGGCCCTTGTGCCGGGTGCTCGTCGGCGTGCATCGGGCAGTACGTGAGCGCGTAGCCGGTGTACGGGTCGCCGTGCTCGCGGACCGACCAGCCTTCGGGCAGATACTCATTGAGGCGTGCGCCGTCAGAGTGCACAGCATTCCCGTGCCAGTCGGAGGCGTACACGTCGACCGCCTCTTCGGCTGCCCATGGAGGTTCACCGGGGCCGGGCTGTCGCGGGCCCTCGTACCCGTTGCATCCGCTGTGGTCGCACTCGAACTCGACGCTGATCACTTCAGTTGTTCCTTCCGATTCGGTAGCCGCCTCGGGGTGGTTTCCCTGGTGGGTATGAGGGCCGGCCTTTGTCGTTGCGTTCGAATCCGGCCCAGACGCCGTATTTCTCGCGTTGCGCGTTGGCGGCCGCCATGCACTCAGGTCGGACTGTGCAGGTGGCGCAGATGGATTCGGCGACCTCACGTGTTTGGTCGTCGGACGGATCGGGGAAGAACAGCTCGGGGTCTTGGCCCCGGCATGCTGCGCCGGTGCGCCAGTCGGGTTGTGGGGTGGTCATTGGGCCCATTCCTTCCGGGCTGGGTGCAGGTGGGAGAGGTGCCATTGGCCGCAGCGGCACTGGTAGGGGTAGAGCCGTTGTTTCGTTTCGCCGAGGGGCGGTCGGGTGAGGCGTTGAAACTGGTTGGCTTTGGCCTTGGAGCGGTAGGCGCGTTTCTCGGGGGTTGGGCAGTCGGCCATCACGTGCCCGCCTCAGGGTCGGGGACCTGGAGTGAGATGAGGCGCATGCAGTCTCGGAGATGCTCCAGGTATGCCGACACTGTGATGCGCCAGGCGGTGTCGAGTTCGTAGTTGTCGGCGACCTGTTTGGCGTGTTCGGCGAGGAACTGGGCGGCGGCTTCGAGGCCGTTGCGGACGCCTTCTTGGTGGGCGAGCGTGTAGAGGTCGACGACCTGTTGGCAGATGGTGTGAGTGGCGGTCTTCCCTGCGGATTCGGCGGCGTCGGGGTCGGGGTTGGTCATCGGCGTGCCTGTGCGTAGTGGTGGGCGTAGGTCATGGCGGCCTCGTGACGTTTGAGGTAGCCGACTTCACGCCAGCCGACGTGGCCGCGGCGTTCGACGGCCCAGCCTTGGATGCGTTCGTTGGCGGAACGGATGGCGCGCACCCTGAGTGGACGGAGCGGACGCTCAGGCATCGGCGCGCTCCCACCTGGTGACGTGGCGGGTGACGACGAACTGGTCTGCGCAGAGTCCCCGGTTGCGCGCGGTCTGCCAGTCCGGGTCGTTGTAGCCGAGCCAGTCGGCGGGACCGCCCGCGCCGTCGAGCATTCCGACGGAGTAGACCTGCGTCAGGCCGAGCGTTTCGGCCAGCACAGCGGCGAGGTGGGGAACCATGTCGGGCTCCTCGTCATCGAGCGCCCGCCCGCACTCACACTGGTGAATGAGCGATTTCACGTCGTAGACGTGCTCACGCAGCACTTCGGTGATGCGGTCAGTGATGCGTGCACCGGTTGCCACTTCGGGCATGGGAATGTCACTCATCGGAGGCCCCGTTCCCGAACAGCGCGTCGATGGCCACCTTGCTGTCACGCCACTGCTGCTCCGAATGGCGATACAGCGCAGCTTCACGCTCTTGCCGGTCGGCCTGTTCGCGCGCCAACCGCGCGGATTCTTCACACGCTGCGGCCTTGCCTGACCAGTAGTCAGCAGCGCCCTGGCACGCGTCGCTTGGGGTCCGGTTGACCATCCCGATCGGGACGGTGGGGTCACTCATCGGTTCTCCTCGTATCGTTCGGGCTCGGGTTCGGGTTCGTCGTCGGGTGGTGTCTCAAATCCGGGACACCCGCAGGGGTTTCCGCGTCCGTCGGTGGCTTCACACGGTCCGCCGCGCTCGGGCTGGTCGTGTTGGATGCCGTAGCAGCCGCACAACTCGCAGCGGGTGTCGTCGTAGTTCAGTGGCTCAGGCATCGGTGGCCGCCTCGAAATCTGTGCAGGCTGGCCACCAGGCTCGGATGTCGGACGATTCACACCCCGTATCACGGAGATGCACCGTCTTGTCGCCGCGCCGTGTTGGGAAGTGGCACTTCGGGTACGTCTTGTCGCGATAGCTGGTGACAACACGGAACCGGCAGCCTCCGCAGCGCGGCCCCACCCCGTCACGTTCCTTGGACGCATCTGGGTGGAGGCGCACGTAGCCGAGCGGGTGCATGCCCTGGGCGATGCGTTTCGCGATGAGCCGGTGGCGCTTCTCCGACCGTGAAAGCTGCTCTGGCTCCGGTGGAATGAGGTAGGCGTCGGCGGGCACCTCGAACAGTCCGTCGCTCATGGCCACAACCCCCGCGCGATCTGGTAGGTGCCGAACAGGGTGAGGCCCAACGCGACCGCGAGCACGATGACGTCAACCATGGGTCACCGCCTCGAGCTGCGCGACGATGTCGGCGGGCGGCGTCCAGAGGCCGAGCATCCCGCGGCACTTGGGCTGTTCGTTCAGTGGGATCGGGCGCGGGTTGGCCAGCACGAGGTGGTGCCCGCCCCAGATCAGCTCTCCCCAGTCGCTCCCGCAGCAGAACGGCGCCGACTGGTGCACGTCGACGAGGTCCACCACGCCGAGGATCACGCCGTAGTCGAAAACCCGGCGCGCGGTGACCCACTCGGGTGCGCGGCGCGGCAACCGGGCCAACGCCTCCTGGTCAGGCTTCAGCCCGGCGTGGATCGCGACTGGGCCCCGGTACTTGCCCGCGATGTTGCGGGTCCGGTTCTCGATGTTCTTGCCCTGGTGGATGATCTGCCAGGCCCACGGCTGACGAACGGTGATAGCCCTCATCGGTCACGCTCCAGTGCTTCGCGGATCTTGTTGACCGTGATGAAGCCGGGCATGGCGCCGCGTGCGTCGTCGTCGGCGAGGATCTGGCGGATCTCGCTGAGCTTGTCGGCGAGTTCGGCCACGAGCTGCGGTGCGGCAGCGATGAACGCCTTGTCCGCGTCGCTGATTGTCAGCTCCAGCTCGCACGATGACCGGCACCCGCACTCGCCGGAATGCGAGGCCTCCAGTACCTCGATGTCGTATTCGTAGATGTCCGGATCACCGGCGCGGCCCATCAGGTCGGGCACCCGGTAGTCGTTCCACTGCCACGGCCACCGCGTGATCCCGGCGAGTAGTTCGCGGGCACGCTGCGCAACGTCAGCCATGGTGGGCCTCCGCAACGTCAGCGGCAGCGAGGACGTCGGCCGCGAACACCCGGGCCTCGATCACGTTGGTGCGGAACACGTGCTCGCACCGCGCGCCGATCTCGATCTCATCGCCGTCAACCCGGGTGAACGGGTAGTGATTCCACTGGGGATTGTGGTTCGGCCCCCAGTACTCGGACGGCGACTTCGGCAGTTCCACGACTGCGATGTTGGGGAGCGCCATGAGAACACTGGCGACGTGCTCGGCGACCTCTGTGCAGATGAGCCTCGGCGCGTATCCCTGTCGCCCCTCGTCCCACGCTTGGTACGCCCGATCATTCTCGGCGAGATCGGATTCCGGCGTGCGGTAGTGGTCGTGGGTACCGATCGGGCCTGGGTACAGCCGCCGGTAGAGTTCCCGCGCCATCGCGTCGGTGAGTTGTGCATGAATCGGGGTGCTCATTTTCTCCTCCAAATTGATCCACGGGTGCGGCGCCGAGTTCGGAACCAACACATGGCTTCAGTGGTCAGCACCGGCGCGCACCCTTGCGACGTGGCGGGCCCAGTCGTCGCCGTCGACCACGACCGTCTGGCATTTGCAGCGCATGTCGACCCCGTTGAAATAGGGGCCCTGATGCGCGGCCAGGACTGCGGCGTCCTGCTGCTCAGCGGCGCGGGCGTGCTCGGCCAGCAGGACGGCGAGTTCGATCACCGGGTGCTGGCTGGCCGGGACCTGTTCGGGCAGGCGGAATGACGCTGCGGCACCAGCCTGCAACCTCGCGGCCAACGCGTCGGCCCGCTCCGCTATCGAGAGTTCAGACATCGGGGTTCCGTTCTTCTCGGGCCATGTCCCGCAACAGATCCGAAACCGGCCGGTCGTATCGCTCCAACATCCGCTCAAGCGAGGAGAGCGTGACTTCCATGCGTTGGGCGATCTGCCAATCCGGAAGCCCAATCGCGTGCATCTCGTCGTAGCGTTCGGTGAACGACAACGTCGTGGCGATCATGCGGCTGCCTCGCCGTGCAAGGCGGCGCGCAGCCGGGCGCTGATCCACTCACCGACCGGTGGGCTGACCGCGTTGCCGTACCCGTCGACCTGGTTACGGGCACTGCCCCAGACGACGAAACTGCCTTGGTAGTCGGCGAAGTCGACGTCGAATCCGCAGCCGCGGCCGATCTCGTGGGCGGCCATCATCCGGAAGTAGCAGTCCTCCAACGTGATCTCTTCGAGCATCGCGCGCCACTGCGCGGTCAGCAGCCCCGTGTTGGCCTGCGAGGTCTGCGCGCCAAGCGGATCAGTCAGCGGGTGCGGTGCCGGGAACTGGCCCGGCGAGGTGCCGTTCTGCTTGAACCACCCAGAGAACAACAGGCCCAAGTGATTACCCGCTCCGACGACCGTCTTCATTGGCCGATCGACTCCGGCCACCCGCCGGTCGACGCCCTCGTTGTACTGGACCATCCCGGCCGCGGTGAGTAGACCAGGGATCTGCTCGGCCGTCACGGTTGGCATCGGTTCCCCATGGCCGGCGGGCAGGGTGTTCTTTCGGTACGGGATCACCCCGGACGACAGCAGCGATAGCGTCTCCGAACCGCCCTGCGTCGGCAGTACCTCGTCCACACCGCGCGGCGCGCCCTGGAAGTTGTTGACCGCCAGCAGCACAGCCTTCTCATGCGTCGAGGTGACGGTGTCCATCGGCTGGGTGATGTGCTTGCCGTCGCCGTTGTGCCGGTGCGCGGCAATAACCGATCCGGTGGACAGGATCGCGGTCTCCTGCTGGCTGGTCTGCGTCGCCAGCGGCTCCCACGGGTGCTTCTCGGCGCCGCGCTGGGCCTTGGCCGGCATGAGCACCGCGGGGAATTCGGCGAACCGCTGGCGGCACCGCTCGGCCCGGGCCATGGTGGCCACGGCCAGAGGCTTCTTCCGGTCGCCAATGCGAGTGCCCAGGTTCGACAAGTCGAGGCAGTCCAGCGAAGGCGCCGCCGGCGGGATCACGACACACCTGCAACGCTCGCACCGGTACTCGTACTGCTTGCCGTAGCGCACCGACCCGGTGGGCGGCACCCCGGTCTTCCACGTCCACCGGGCCTCAACGACCTTGTCGCACAGGCTGCACCACGACGGCGGCCGGTGATCCAGGTCCGGTGTCGGAATCTTGGCGTCCCAGAACGCGATGTACAGCCGATCCCTGGACTGAGGCACCCCGAAGAACATCGAATTCAAGTACAGGACACGGCATTTGTAGCCGAGCGACTCGAACTGCTGGAGCCACCACCGGTAGGTCGAACCGTCGCCCACCTTCGCCTTGCCGGGCAGGGCCGGGCCCCACGAGCTGAGCTCAGTGGTGCACTCAATGAGAATCAGCCGCGGGTGATGCTGCGCGGCGTAGTGCAGCACACAGTTCGCCGTGGCGCGGTCACGCTCCGACCGGGTGACCCGCTCATCGAACTCAGGGTCGTCCAGATCGAACAGCGACAGGCCCTGCGCGTACGCCTTCTGTGTGTTGGCCTGGGAGTGGTTGACGCAGGACACCCCAGCGCACAGCAGATCAGCGGCCGGCAGGTCGCGGGCCGAGTGGTAGTCCGACGCTTCCTTGTTGACCAGGTCGGCAATCCAGTGCTCGGCCTCCGGGTGGTTGGCCTCGTGGACCTCGACCTTGTAGCGGTTGTGGTTGGCCGCCATGATCGTCTCAAACCCAGCCCGTTTGATCCCGGTGGTCAGTCCTCCGAATCCGGAGAACAGGTCGACGGCGACCAGGGAATCGTGCCGGAACCGACGCGGCTGCACCGCAGGCCTGTGCTCGGCGACAGCCGCGGTCATGCGCCGGCCTCATCGATCGCGCGGATGGTGGCGCACGGAAAGTTCCAGTGGCAGCAGACGCAGCCGCCCGCTCCGTTCGCCCGATGTAGTTCACGGATCTTGTTGAGCGCCTGGGTTTGCCGTTCCGCGAGCTGCTTGGTGGCCAGGATCTTGTCGCACTCGGACAAGAACCCGGTCACACCGGCATGCTCGATCGCATCCAGGGTGTCGAAGCCGCTCACGATGCCACCTCGAACTCGTGGTCCTCGTGGTCGGCGCACACCAGGTGGTCATCGGACTCGTAGGCGCGATCGGCTCGGCATACCTCGCACTTCTGGCACTCCTCGCACAACAGCTCGGCGAGTTCGGTTTCCGGGTATCCGGTGCAGGTCGTGCGGCCGGTCGGCACGTAGCGGGCGAACCATCCGGCGTCGGTGACCTGTTCGATTGGGGTGCCCGGGTCTCCGTAGGCAGTGAAGTCGCCGTAGTCGTCGCAGATGTGCCCGCACGTAGTGCAGCGCGCCTGGTAGTAGGTGACCTCGTGCACCGGCGCGAACTTCGGCGCCTTCGTGTCGATCGCTGGCGCCTCACCCATCGGCTCGTCGCCGTCCTCGGTTGCGTTCATCGTCACACTCCACTTGCTTGGGATTCAACGGATTTGACTCGGTCCAGCTCGCCGGCCCAGGTTTGCGCCGAGTCGAGCGTGGCGAATGCCTTGCCCTGGAATGGGATCGCCAGCATCGTGAGACCGTCGTGGCCGCGGCCCTGCAGGATCCACTCGGGCCCGACGCGCTGCACGCTGTACTCACCCTTGGCGCCGACCGACACGAGGGTGCCGATCATGTGTTCGTGGCTCGACCAATTCAGCATCAGCACGACTCCGCCCTATGCCCGTGCCTCTGCCCGGTGATCAGGGCCAGGAGGTCATCGACGGTCATGTGGGCCCAGTACTCGCCGGGGTTGGTGGTGCCGCGGCGTTTGGCCACCACCACCCCGACCAGTGCGCCGTCGTTGTTGGCTTCGGTGTGGGCCTCGCGGGTCCAGCCGGGAACATCGGGGCGGGCGCAGTCCTTGACCTCGATCACGACGCGCTGGCCGTGCGCCCGAACGTTGGCGATGTCGCCGCAGTCCTTCGCGCCGGTCTTCACCCTGCGGTCGATCCGGTCATCGTCGAGGGCCTGGGCGAGGTAGTCGGCCACCGCACGCTCGGTGCGGGAACCGGCTGCCCTTGCGCTCACGCGAGAACGGGTCACAGCATGTCTCCTGTCGCCGTGCGGGTTTCGATGTGCGGCCCGTGGATGCGGGCGCGGAGGATGTCGAGCTGGTCGCCGTCCGGGTGCTCGTAGTCGTCGTCGAGCAGGCCGGGCCACCACGGGGATTGGGCGAGGCGGGCGTGGATCTCGGCCAGCCGCAGCTTGAAAGCGACGTGAGGCAGCTTCGGCGCCACCTGCGGGTCGGCCTGCTCCAACTCGGCCAACAGCCGATCAGCCGCGGCATAGTGCTCGCTCGGGGTCCTCACTTCGCCCCGCCCATCACCGCGTCCCACTGCGCCCGCACCCACCGGACGTCACCCATCGCGGTGTGGCGCGGGAACTTGGTGGGATCGACACCGACCGCGGCTGACAGCAGATCCGAGGACAACGGCAGGGTCGTCAATCGGTCGATCTGGTCGCGTGGCGCGCCGTCCTCGTGCCGAACCGATCGCAGGTACCCGAACACGACGTTCTCCACGTCAATCAGGTGGTAATGCCATGGATCCAAAATCCCCCGCGGAGCGAGCAACTGGCGGCTGATTCGCTCTGTGTCGAAGTTCGGCACCGCGCCCACGATGAGCGGTCGGCCACCGAGGAATGAGGCGATGGAATGCGCCGCGCCCTGCCGGCTGAAGGCGTTCCCCTCGTCGAACCGTTCCCGGTAGTCGGCGGCCATGTCGGGCACCTGCTCCTCGAACGGCTCGATCCAGCCGTCGGGGTCGTGCTGGATGAACAGGTGTAATTCCTCTTCGATCCACGGGTCGTCACCGAACATCGACGGTTCGTCGGGATCGTTCATCCGCCGGCGGATCGCCGCGAACTCCCAGATCGGGGCATCCAGGTCGAGGCCCAGAGTTTCGGTGTCCATGAACACGATGTCGGTGGTCACTCGGCGGGCCCGTCGAACAGCGAAATGACCGCGACCGCCTCGTCATATGTCACATCCGCCTGGCGCGTCGCCTTCACCCCGGCCGCGTCACCCAGGTAGGAGAACCACTCGGTGTCGGAGTCGTACTTCTCGGCTTTCTGGATCTGCGCCAGGCGGGTGAGCTGCGCCTTCGTAGCCATGCGGACCTCGGTCGACTGGCCGTCAACGACCTGCTCGTAGTCAGCGGGCGGCGCAGCCGATTCCGCCGGCGACTCGTCCACCTCGCCCTCGATGTAATCGGGGGTCTTCTCGATCGCCGACGGCGATAAGTCCAGGCGCACACCCTCGTCCTGCGCGATCGCGTGCTGCGCCTCCGTCGACTTCGGCAGCAGCTTCATCAGCTTGCGCACCATCGTCTTGTGCGCCATCGCCTCGAAGTGATCGACCCACGGACCGAACACCTTGCCGTCACGGTTCTTCGCCGTGGCGTGCCTGTCCCGGTAATCCTCCATGTCGGCCACCGTCATCGGGTCGGTCATCGAGTAGCCGCCGTCGACGGTGCGGCCCACCGCATAGAACAGGACGGGCTTCCCACGGGGCCCGTCGATGCACGGCCTGTGAATCCACTTGTCCTCGGCGGCACCGTATTCGACCTCGAAGTAGTCGTTCGAGTAGACAGTGCGTGCATGGATGGAGGCGATGCGGCCGGAGCGGTGCGCCAGCTCGACATACCCCTGGTAGCCGATCACCAACTGGGCCTTCTGGCCGCGGGTCTTGGAGTCCCAGAACGGCAGCAGGTACGCCTGGCCCAACGCGCCGACACCAGGCCTGAGCCCGAGCTGGGCGCAGGTCATCAGCGACCCGAGCACCGACTTGGGTTCACACTCGGCGAGTTTCGGATTCACCGACAAGCAGGTCAGTGCGTCCCGGATCAACTGGGTGGCCTCGACACCGCGGGGCATGGCCAGCTGAAACTGCTGCTCCATCTTCTGGATCTGCCGCTGCAGCGACTCATCTTCACCGCTGCCCTGCTGCGCGACGGACTGGCGGGCACGGGTGGCCAAATCTCTTGCCATGAGGGTTACTTGCCTTTCGGGATGTAGATGGATGTGGACTGAAAACGGCGGTACAACTCGGGGTCCTCGGCCTTGAGGCGGTCCTTGTCGATCACCTCGACCTTGTGCAGCCAGGGCGCGTCGTCCTCTTCGTCGCGGAACGCCTTCTCGCGGAAGATGCCCCGCCGGAGCGCGACGAGCTTTCGACCAGACGCGTCGGCCAGCGCATCGGACCCCTGGAGCAGATCAGCCAGCACGTTGACGGCCTGCGACTTCTCCGACTTGGCTGACTTCTCGGCGTCCAACGCGGCCCGGTAGTCGGCGATGGCAGCCTCAACCTGGGGTAGGTGTTCGTCGTCGAGCACCTCGACCTCGTCATACCGGCGCGGCCAGCGCGCGGCGATCGCCTCGGCCGTCGCGTCCGACCCGTCGATCGGCGGCGCCTTATCCGGAACGATGTACGTGTCCCAAAGGTGCTGCTCAGCCTGGTTGATCGTGGCGATCAGTTCGTCGTCGCGTGGCACGTACTCCCACCGCAACCGGTTCCCGCCGACCAGGCCGGCGACGTACGCGCCGTCAGCGCCGGTGACCGCCATGCCGTGCTGGACCTGCAGCTCCGCGTGGTCCGGGACCTCGCCGTCCTCCCAATCGTGAGCGAGCCAGGCAGACGCGTTCTTGATCTCAACCAGGGCGTTCTGCGCCAGGATCAGACCGTCGGGGTTGTAGAGCTGCCATGGCCGCTCCAGTGATCGCAGCGTTGGGCATTCGACGATCTCGACGTTGAGGCGGCGGGCCAGCTCGGCACGGATGACCGGCTCCAGCAGGGTGCCCCACATCATCACCTCGGTCTCGTCGTCCGGCCGGGACTTGCCGGTCTTGTCGGCCCACACGGAGAACGCGGATCCGTACTTGCCTAGGCCCAGGACGGCGGAGCAATCAGACGAGCCGATGCCGGTGCGGCGCAACTCAAGCCACTCGTCGCGGTCTTTGTAGTGGCCGGCCAGTTCGGCGTGCTCGGCCCAGAACGGTGCGATGGTCACCAGCGGCTCATTTCGTCGAGCGCGTCCGTCCGGTCACCACACAGTCCGACCGCTGCGCGGGGAGCCTCGATGGCCTGGGCGCGGTCCGTTTCGGTCATGTCGTTGACGGCGCGCCTCCACTCGTCTGCTTCGTGCTGATACACGGGTGTCCTCCAAGTTGGTTCGGGTTGGACGCGGAAACCCCACGCCAGCCAGGTGAGAGCCGCCAGAATCGCTGTGGCGGCGAGCAGCTCGGCCGGCCCGGTGAACAGGGCTCCGACCGCGGCACCGGTGAAAACCCAAGCGGCCCAATACAGTGCGCTGGTCATGACGCGACGCCCGTCAGTCGGCGACCAACCCGCGTCTCCGTGATGGACTCCACGCGCGCCCACAGCGTGCTGGTCGACGTGTCAGGGTCCAGCCACGCGGCCAGGCACATGGTCACCTGCGCGGCTTTCGCCGGATGCTGCTGCGCCAGCGCCACCAGCTCCGAGTAGAGGCGGGCGGGGTCCTCGTCGCGGATCTTCTCCGCCATCCCGAGTGCGATCTCGGCGACCCTGTCCAGGTTGGAATCTGGGACCAGATCGACCACCGCGCGGCTCACCGGGCACCGCCCATCAGATCCTCGGTGGAGTAGACCAGCGGAGCGAGCGCGTCGAGGACCAGGCGCATTCCGTGCTCGACCTCGGCGTCTTCGTCCAGCGCGCCTGTGCACAGCTCCTGGTGCAGTTCGCGGATCGGCTTCAACGCCTCACGGGCAGCGGTCCGAGCCACCCGTCCACGCGATGCCTGATTCATGCCATCAGTGGTCAACCCAAGCGCCCGTTGCGCGGCGTCGATTACGGGATCGGCCATCATGCACCGCCGATCCACCGGGCGGGGACGACCGGGCCAACGATCGCCGCGACGCGTGCGTCGAACTCCAGTCGCCCGTACACCTCACCGAGCGGAACGGTGCGGGGGTGCCTGCTCGGCTGCACGGCACCGAGGTCAGCGACGCGGCGGCTGAACCTGTTGGCGCGGTGCCTGCCCCGCCTCATTCGTCACCGCCCGGCACCACTGGCCCGTTGGCGTCGTGCACGGTGAGGTTCTTCGCCCCGGTGTCGACGCCCTGCAGCCGTTCGCGGACCTCAGCGCGCACCTGCTCCATCGCGGCCGGATCGCCGGTCAGGTGGCCGCACAGCTTGTCTGCGAGCCGGTCGGCCGCCTCGTCGCTGTAGCCGAGAAGGAATTTCGACGTCGAGGCGACACCGCTGTTGAACCCGTCAAGCCAGATCATGATCAGGACACTGGAATCCAGTCGTTGCACGACCGCCTTTTTCGGGCTCATTCGGCACCGCCTGATACGAGGCGCAGGCCACGCTCACCGCGATGCTGGGCAGCGGCCCGAGCGGCCTGGCGGGCGTCGTGCGGGCACCACACCAGACGGGGCCGGTGCGGTGCCGGGAGCTCGTCGCACAACGCCTCCATCAACTCGCACGCCTCTTCAACCAGGCGGGAGTCGCCCGTCAACAGCAGTGAGATCGCCCGCGTTACACGCGTATCCGTCATCGTCACCGGATCACATCCGATCCCGTTGGCAGCCAACCCGGCTCATCCGGCAACACGTTGCCGTCGTTGACCGGATAGACCTCCTTGGCCTGCAGCGTCTCTTCGCGGTAATAGCCCTGCGAGCAGCTGCTGTAATAGGTGCCGAACGAGCAGTAGCCGCGCACCCATCCCGCTGGTGTCCACACCACCCGGGCACGCATCCATGAACCGTCCGCGAGGCGCGGCGTATCGCAGATGGTGCGGCGTTGCGAGCCGAGGAAACCCCACCGGATCGTTTCGCAGCCCACACCCGGGTCGGCCTTCGCCTCAGTGGCCCACAGGGTTCCAGTGCCTGCCAGGACCGCCCCGGCGGCCATCGCGGCGAGCAGCCGCTTGATGGAGATCATCGGGTCACCGCCGCAACGTGATAGGCGGCGATCGCCTGCACCGCGTACGCAGCTTCAGCGTGGGTGGGGACGAAGAACGGCGCCAGATAGTGCTGGCCGATCTGCCGGTACGCCTCACCCGCCGGGGAGACCATCCAATGCCCGTCGTCACCCATCGGGGTGGCGGACACGATGACCGTGTCTCCGAACGTGGCGCGGATCAGCGGTTTCGGCCTGTCCTCACACTCCAACAGGGTCTCGATCCGGGGTTGAGCTAACATCAGGGTTGACACTGGGTTTCCTCTCTGCGGGGTGTTACTGGTGTCGTGGCCCGCCCCGGCGCACACCGGGCGCGGGCCGCTTACTTTTTGGTGATGTGGGATTCAACTCCCGAGCACCCCTGCGCCCGGAGTTGCGTTGATCCGCTGCTGCACAAACCGGATGCGCTGCTGCAGCGAAAGCATCGGCACACGGCCAAACATCCGTATCGCCACCAACGCACTGAGCGCGACGTCGGCTAGTTCATCGACCACATCAGATTGCTGCGCGCACTTACCTTTACGCGGATTCATGCCGCTGTAATTCAGGTATATCTGTGCGGCTTCCCCGGCCTCCTCGGACACCTTCATGATCTGCGCCCACAAAGGGGTGTTGTGGCTGTCGATCCAGTCGGTTATCTCTGCAATCGCCTCATTGGTAGTGGTCATTCCTCAACACCACCCAGGTAGTTATCCAGCTCGTTTGCGCAGTTCCGGTATGCGTTTCGCACCGAGTTCGGTTGGGCTTCGTCAGCGGCGATCTGATACCACCGCTCCATGAACACCTCTAGTGGCGTGGGGGATTCACCCGCAACCACCGGAGGCACGGGAATGAGCTCGGCAGCGGCTTCGTCCTGGCACTGAACGCACCTGAAGTCGAACGGGCCAAAAGAGCCGGCATAGAAGCCGTGAGCGCAGGTTGGTTGCCCGGGGGGTGCCGACTGGGGAATGTCGGATGCACCCCCCGGGCCTTCATCACCCACCGTTGGCGCGGTTACGGGTGACGGGTCTGCCGCTGCGCTGACGGCGGCAGAGTCTTCAGGGCGGAACCGCCGCCGCATCTCGGCGAAGTAGTCGGCCCACATCGTTGATAACAGGCCCTCGTCCGCTTCGGCTTCGTCGCAGATGTCCTCAGCTTCGAGGGGGCACTGGGAATTCGGGCATGTGCACGAACCATCTATGCCCGCGGTGTCGAGGTAGTCGCCCGCCTCCCGCTCCGAGAACCCTGTGCGCTGCTCACGGATCGCATCCGAGACCGCGTCGATCAAATCGGCTGTGCCACGCAGAATGTTGGCCAGATCGCTCACCGAGTCACCGCCTGGCCCAGGTACGGCTCAACCGGGCGAGCGGCCAACTGTTCCTTCAGCAGCACGACCTCATCGCGCGCCGAATTCCGCTCGTCGGTGACCACCTCGACCTCGTCGCGCAACTCATCGACCCGCACCACCAGCTCGTCCCGCTCGTCGCGGATCCGGTCCTGATCCGACAGCAGATGCTCGAACTCGCGGGACATGGCCGCGTTCGCCTCGCACGCCGTCCTGAGCAGCGGGCCCAAGTTCCCGTGCTCGGCCAGAACGTCGTTCAGCTCCTCACGCGTCGCCTGCAACTCAGCCATCGCCTCGTCGTAGGTCAGTGGCATCGGCCAGTGCTCCGGCGACATACCCACGCGGCGCTGCGCAGGCCCAGTGAAGGCGCGGTCATGCGCGTCGACCGCCGCGGACAGATCAGTCGTGGACATCAGGCGCCCACCTCCGCCAGCTCACGGGGGGTTGACGTCGGCAGACCCGCAATGAAAGTCGCGATCTGCTCATCGGTGGAGAACCGCCGCGTCCCGATCAATTTGGACTCCAGAGCCCCGGACGCCCACAGCGCGAACACCTTCGCGCGGCTGATACCACCGAGCTTGGATGCCGTCGACTGCCAGTTGTTCAACCAGTTGTCGCTCATGCCGGCCTCACCCGGAACTCGGACGGGAATGCCCTGATGTGCGCACCAAGTGCGTTGTGCAGCTTCACGACCTCGGACGAGTCCAACGTGAACGGCCCGATCTCAACGGCAGGCCCGGACACAGCCGACAGGACCGAGCGCACCGGGATCGACACACACTGGTCGGTCCGGTCGTCGTGGGGCTCCAAGATGGTGGGCTGATCCACCACCTGGCGGAAGTCGTCGAACTCGCCGGTGCGATCAACCAACGGAAAGCGATGCAGTGTCCTCACGCGTCGCCGCCTTGCACCAGTCGCAATGCGGAATCAGCAACGACGTTGGCGTAGTGCTTGGCCCAAACCGAGTCGAACAATGGGCGGTCAGACTCGGTGTAGGCGTACACCTTGCGGACGGTGCCGTTCGGGAGCGTCTGGTGATGCTGTTCCGGTGCGCGGTCGTGCTCCACGATGTACCGGGCCTTGAGACGCCGGCCGAACCCGGACGCCTTCGCCTCGATGAGTGACCGCTGCAGGCCCTTGCTGGCGAGGTAGTCCGAGACGTACAGCGGCACGTCGGCCGGCTCAATCTCCGGAGCTTCACCGAGGGCGCGGGCCAGGACGATTCGCGCCTTGGACTCCAGGTGCTTCGGGTCGATCAGACCCTTGGCGAGTTGCAGGACCTCGATTTGGCCGCGAGCTTGCCGGGTGAGTCGGTCGAGCTGGTCCTCGGTGGCGCGCGGGTTGATCGCGCCGCCCTCGTTGAAATAGGCGTCGAGCGCGTCGGCGGCTTCGGCTTGGAAGGCGATCAGCACGGGGCGCGCGTCGGACGAGACCCGATTCTCGTCGATTCCGCCGAGCCACATCGTGAAGGTGCGGCGGTCGATCATTGTCATTTCGCGCGGCTTGCCGTCCTCGGCAACCGACACCTCCTGGGTGACGGTTGCCCAAGACCGAGCATTCAGCTTGCGGCGCTGCGAGTCCGTCGCAAGTCCGATCGCCTCGCAGGCATGGCGCAGGGAGACAATCTCGCGGCCGCTGACGCGCGCCGCCATGACCTTGCGGTCTGTTCCGGGGATTGCGATCTGAACAAGTTCGGCGGTCATCAGGCCACCCGCTCCCGTGACGACTTCAACGGTTCGGGCTGCCACACGTTCAGCGACGACAGTCCGAGCGCCTTGGCCCAGGCGGTCATAAGCGGGTTGCTGGCCCGCTTGTAGCCGAGTTCGACGTTTCGGATGGTGTCGGGGTGGACACCGTCGACTCCGTTTTCGGCGATTCGATCGATGAGTTGGTTCACGCTGAGTCCGTGCGCTTCGCGGAGATCCCGGATTCGAATCTGCGGACCGATTGGCCTGGCGCTGTCTTTATCGGGCATGGCGCTAACTGTAGCGACAGGTTCGGACAGGAGCAAGCATTTGGCGCTAGATCTGTCGATTTCTGTCCATTGACCTGCGGAATGACAGACATGTCATTACATGTCGGAACCGCTACCAAGCGCTAGACCTGTCAAACTGTCGCTAGACCTGTCACACCCTGTTGCGCAACACTGTTCCCATGACCGCAGAAGAGTGGGAACGGCTCGCTGATTTCGTGTCCGCACGAATAGACGAGCTCGACGTAACACAGGCGCAGATACAGCAGCGCGGAGGACCCAGCCCGGCCAAGGTCCGTGAAGTCACCTCACGCAGGGCAACGGCGATGAGCCCAAGTAAGCGACGTGATCTAGAACGCGCGCTCGAATGGGCGCCACGGAGTATCGATGACGTACTTGCCGGCGGTGATCCAACGCCGATGCAGCGCCCCACCGTTGCCGCCGAGGCTGAACCACCTCCAGCTATGGACCTCAGTCGCGGAGTAATCGACGATCTGATCAACACCGTTGGCCGGACCCGGGAATCGCCGCCGATCGACAGGGCCACGGAGATCTTCCGTGTGATCGCCAAGTCGGTGAACATCACCCGGAACACGTTGGTCCACGAGACCGGCGCCTCCGGCCGGGCGAATGCCATCAACTCGATATATGCAGCGACTAACGCGATCCCCTATATGCGGGACGCACTCGAAGAGATCAGAGGAGAAAGCCATGACGTGGAAACTGCGCCGGAATCGGATGCACAAACGGAAGGCCAGCAAGGCCAGGAGGCTGGCGTCGACGAAGCCGCTGATGCGGAGTCAGCCAGGCCGGCCGGAGACCACCACCCGCCATCAGGCACCGAGTCGCCGACGAAGCCGCGGCGACGAGACGCATCCCAGATTCAGGACCGGATTCCGAGATCGGCGAAGGCTGGTAAGCGTGGCAAGGACACGACGGGCTTCGATCAATGACCACTCAGTCGGGGGCATCACGTCCATCTCGGCGTGGATCAAATCGAATGTGGCACTTAGCTCGTCGTCGTCCATCAAGGTTTCCCCTCTTGTCCTGCTCAACTGCTGTGAGGAGGAGAGTAGATGGTTGCGCCGACAAACTTTTGACGACCCAGCAAATTACAGATGTGTCATTTGACCTGCACAAACAGTGAATGCTGGCTACTTAGAAACCCGTTACCCAACAGCCAACCTTCCCGAGTTAGCGGTGCCTTAAAACTGCGGGGGGGGGGCGTCTTTTGCGTAGTTGTTTTTCAAACGAACCCGCGGTGCAGGTATGTTTCGCCGCTTCGACCTGATCGATCGCGACACCCCACTACTGCACGCACCGCCAGTCAGAACACGCGTTGCCAGGTAGTCCACTGGCGAAATCTCAGCCGCGAAACTGAAAACATACTGAGGGAGAAACCGATGCCCCGTCAACGGCTCGCGCCGGGCGAGCACGGCAAGATCACCACGACCCGCAAGGACAGCACTTGGTATGCCACAACCTATGTGCGGCTGCACACCGGGAAGCTGCGCGAGCGAGAGGCCTCCTCAGGGAAGTCGGCAGAGGACGCGCGCCGCACCTTGTTGCGGCGGATCAAGACCGAGCTGGAATCCAACGCGCCGGCCGGGGTCATCGGGAACCGGACCACACTGTCCGAACTGTTCGAGGTGTGGATCGCAGCGAAGATCACCGAGGACGGGCTGAAGCCTCAGACCGAGGCCCAGTATCAGAGGGCGTGGCGGCTGCATGGAAGTGCGCAGCTCGGCGAGCTGCGGATCTCAGAGCTGACGACTAGCCGCGCGGACGCTCACCTCAAGGCATTGCCGGCGGGACCATCGACGCAGCTACGGACCGTGCTGGCCGGCATGTTCAGCCTGGCCGCCCGGTTCGACGTGGTGCGGCATAGCCCGATCGCTGAGGCCCGGGCCACGGCGGCAGAAAAGAAACCTGCCCGATCGTTGACCTCGGCAGAACTGGACCGAGTGCGTGAGGCGGTCAGGGTGTATTGCGAACTGAGTCCAGCTCGGGGCAAGCGCGCGGCGGGAGCGGGACGTCAGAAAGGCCCGATGTTGCGTGCGTTCGTGGAGTTGCTCGCCGCGACGGGTGTCCGCCCGGGTGAGGTGTTGGCTATCCAGTGGCCGGAGGTGGATCTGCTGGGTGACCCGCCGACGGTAACTGTGTCGGGGACGCTGCTCGATCACGGTGCGATTCCGGGCAAGCCCCTGCATCGGCAGGACTCACGGAAGAAGGATGCGCCGTCGCACACGGTGATCTTGCCGAAGTTCAGCGTCGAGGTGTTGACGGAGCTGTTCGGCCGGACGGGCAGTGTGGAGGATGGGCCGGTGTTGGCCAGTTCGTCTGGCGGCTGGGTGTCGCTGTCGAGCATCTCGAAGCAGCTTCGGGCGGCGCTCAAGCCGCACCCTGATCTTGCGTGGGTGACGCCGCACTCGTTCCGGCGGTCGGTAGCCACGGTGGTTCGCGACGGCCTCGGTATCGAGGCGGCACAAGCGCAGTTGTCGCACAGCCAACTGTCGACGACGGAACACCACTATGCGCAGCGGAGAACGATGGGACCCGACGCCCGGGCGGTCCTCGACAAGTGGGCAGGTCAACCAGGGTGA